GCCTTCCACGGCGGGGTGCTCCACTGGCTCGGTGTCGTCCACCAGATACCCAAGCGTCAGGTCAGGGTTTTCAATGGCTGCACCGTTCTCGTCAATGATTTTCATGGTTCAAAACCTCCTTTCTCAGGCCACGCGCCGCCAGATGTGCACATAGTAGGCGGCAGGCTGCACGGTGGCGCTGCGGCCGTAAATAGAATTCGAGCGGGAAGCATCAAAAGAAATATCATATGCCGACCCTTCATATCCAGCATATCCACAAAAAGGAGAGCTAGCCTCTGTAACTGCCAAAGCACCTATTGACGATATGGCGTTTTTATTACCGCGAAATGGTGTTGTTTTACCGTCATTTGAGGTTTCGCTTAAACTACCTGTGATGTTCGGCAGACCGGCCTTCACGGTGGTGCCCGCTGCGTGGCTTCTGCTGGCACCCATCAGCACGCGGTCGGACGCGATCTGCTCCCATGTTCCGCCAAACAGGGCGGCAGGGCTGGTGGGGTCGGTGCTCTGGTAGATGCTGCCCACGGGATGGTCTGCAAGCTTTTGCACTTCAAGAAGCCTGTTTACTTGTTCCCGTGTGTAGTAGTCGGACAGATCGGCCTTCTGTACGCTGTCTTTCCACGCGCCCGTGTCGCTGTCCCACGTCCAGATGGTGTCGGTCGTGCCGACCACTGCCCACCAGCCGTTTTCGCCCACCGGAACAGCAGTCTTGAGGGCTTCCGGCGTGGCGTACCAGCCCTGTGCACCAATGGTGATGGTGCGCACTTGCTCGAAATACTCTTTGGTCCCTTGCAAATTTTTGGCAGACTCCGTCTCGGACGCTTTCGAATTTTTTTCGCTTTTCGCAGAATTTGTAGCCGCTTGTTCTGCTTTAGCCCTTTCAGATGCAGCAGCCTGCGCTGCTGAAATGGATTCTTCCTTTGCGTTAATTGCTCCCGCAACAGTACTCAGCTCGTTTAAGGTGGCTGCGTTGATTGGCGTTCCTTCTTTTGTTGGCTCGTCATTTCGGATAAGAGTGACAATTTCGGATGTTCCATCCGATTTTACCATTGTCCACCGACCCGGATATTTTGCCACACGGTCTTCAAAAACCATATTGTCCATCTCCTGTCATGTATTCACCGGAAAACGTAACGTATGTTTTAGCAAGCGTTTCAATGTCGAACAAAATTTGCTCGATTTGATTCATTGTTGAAAAATCGAGTTTATTCATGCTTTCTGGCGTATCTGCAATAGCAGATGGGCCAGAGCATTTAGTGCGAATGGATTTGATGTTAGAAAGCCAGCGTGTTGCATCGGAGACTTTCATATATCCATCGACTGTCCAATCAGTCCGAACAGAAACAGATGCGCCAACAATGGAGCCAAGTTCTTGAATGCCGGATTCAATGCGGTTGAAATCCGTATAACTTAAAGCGCCCTTCATTCCGGCAAGCCATTCCGATTGTTCGGCTTTTGTCCACGTGCCTGTTCTCGCCTTTGCGGTAATTTCTTTCACACGGTCAACATCTGATTGCGTGCGGTCTGTAATCCAACGATCCATAAATTATTCTTCCTCAACTCTGTTTTGATACCCAATAGGCAAATTACTCGGAACGGTAAACATGTAATGATAGCACTTATAGTTTGCGTCCCCAGAACCGATACAATCATAAAAAAATAATTCTTCGTCATTAGAATTACCAAGATGTGCTTTGTCCCAATATCCTGAAACAACAATAGAACGATAATAGATACTTCCAACAGAAGGGCCCATGCCAAAATATTCAAGATGGGTAACGGGAGTTCTCGTCCACTGCTGATACGGGCTGTAAACGTCTCCGACCATAAAAAAAGGATTTCTCAGAAGTTCTTTTGCTGTAGGGAGCGGGCTTCCTTCTGCGTTGCATCCATAACCCCAAATTTCGTTAATACCACTACTGTTATCGGGAAATCCGTAGTATATTTCTTTTGCGGAAGGTAAAAATATACTGCGAGATAGAGTAGACACAGCAGAAGGTACGTACTCGTTAGAATCATTTTTTTTGAACGCGGGAGTATAATAAAAAGTAGTTTTGCCGATTTTTTTCTGCATAAAATCAGAAAAAGAATTTTTTACGTTTCCGTTTAATAAGGCATCAATGCTGCTGGTCGAATACTCTGCGGGAGTTGTCATTTTACTATCCCACGCAAAATCCTCTGTACCGTTGCCAAAAATCGGGTCTTTATGCGCTAAAAGCGTTCTTCCGGTCCCGTTTAATTCAGGCTCATAATTATGCTTTGAGACAAGAAAAGCAGTGTAAACGCCAGCGACGGAGATGTAAACGGTATCGCCTTCTTTGAGGTTGGAAATCTCGTCCGCAATCGTAGTAGCGTTGCAAGAAGCGGAAAGGCTTGCGACTGTAGCTGTGATCGTTGCCTTTCCACTGTGTAAATACGTGACTTTGCAGACAGATACACCGCGTTCGTTCTTGATGACATTCAGTTCAACGATACCAGCGGGAGATGCATTCCAAACAATAACAGGGGAATCGGCAGACGCAGGGGTAAGCGTTGCAGTGAGTGTAATCGTATCGGTAGGATGCAAGTAAATTTCAGAAGCATCGATTTGTAACGAATCAACATCTTCAATCATATACCCGGTAACGGAGCCCTTAAAGCTGCCATTAAACGTGTAAGAAACGTCCGTAATCAACAAGTTAGAAGAATATCCAAACTGATGATTGAGCTTGACAAAATCAAGAGCATCGTTGTGTGGGCTGGCACGATAAGACAGGGTGGCTTTTCGACGGTTAGAAAGCACTTTATAACTTTCAGTTAGAACATTTTTGGGCTGGGAGACAATGGAGGAAGAGATAAGTGCATTGTTTACACTTTGCGTAACGCCATCGCCAGTAGCACCATTCGGATACAATGACGAAACTCCATTTAGAGAGTAAGAGATGTTTTTTAACTTATTAGAAAAAGTGATCTCCGGATACTGATAATCATTGATTTCGGTGATTTCGTAAATGTCGGACTTGTTTTCAGGAAGGTACGGAACTCGGTCAATCCGAATCTCACCGCTTCTTGTCTGATACAAAGCCATACCGGCTGCGTTAGCGGAAAGCTGTAGCACATCAGCGTTTTTATACGAAGAATTTCCGTTACTAAAATCAGCTGTATAATCCTTCAAAGATTCATTGATGTAATAGCTGATGCCAGAAACATCAAGAAGTTCCAAAGCGTCATAACACATTTCGTATAAAGTTCCGCTTTTTCTTCCGGTGTATGGTGAATCGATTAAAAATGCTAAAGCATCTCGAGCTTCAAAGGAAGCGGTAATGCCATTAGAAGGAATACTCCAACTAGAAAGGTAAAACTTACCTCCGTTAATCCATTCGGTCTGTCCGTCCAAGTCCATGCCATACTTTACAAAAACAGCTTGGCGTTCATACAAATACTTGTAGAGACCGTCAGGGTTGATAGGATTCCATTTTTGATCGCTGTTATCAATGGAAAAAGAAATCGAATCCTTAGAAAGCTGGCCGGAAATTGGGTCACGTTTTGATTTATGGGAATACGACAGAAGGTCTGTTTTACTAAATCTCACACGCTGTCCAAATTCTACTTGCGAGATACGAGCTCTTCGGTTTGGAATACACCATTCAAGAACCTCAATAACAACCGAATCATAATTGGAAATTTCAAATTCAATTGAAGTTTCGATGGAATCGTTGTTGTCAATTTGCTTTTGCAAGAAAAGAGCGGTTCCTTTGTAAGCGGAAATTCTAAATGTTTTTGCCCATTCATTTAAAATTTCAGACCAAACGATTGTCAGGCCCGGTATTTTTTCTTCGTGGGTTTTACTAAAAGAAAATGTGATGGTTGGATGATTGGAGCTTGATACGCATTCACCGCTTACATAGCCACATTCTTGATACGGTTCGGAATCCGGAACGATACCAAGACTTCCATCCAAAACCCAAAAATTAGTTTCAGCAGTCGCATAATTTCCGGAAACGGAAGTGTCGAGATCGGTGATGGATGCCACGTTGCTAAACACGGTTTGCGAACCTGAACTTGCAATAGCGTCCGTTTGTGCCGCATCATCAGCTGCATGATAAGTAATCTGAATAAAAGTTTCGGGTACAAGCGTATTATTATATTGCGAAAGCCACTTATCGGACGGCTTTACAGACATATAAAATCCACCACCTTTAGACCTCAACAAGGCTCAAAGAACAATCCGTCCAGCCCATTACATTTCCAGTGTTTGGGCCCCTTCGCCACATTCCGGCCGTTCGGTCGGAAACATACATCTGACGTGTGGAATAAGAAGCTGTTGCTTGATTGTAAAATCGCACCGTGCAATAAAAGTTTCTAGTGAATGGGCCGATAACGGAAGCCCATTGTTTTGCGGTAAGGTATTTCCACTTAAGAGCCACTTTTGCAACATCGTGTCGAACCACAGAGCCAACAACCTTGCCTTGCACGTTGCGGCCAGAATCAACGATGGTTGAAGTTGTTGCGCTATAAGAAGAAGGTTCTGGCAAATCTACGCCGTTCACTGATACAAGAGCTTGCATAATTCACCGTCCCTCCCTTAATAGCTATACACTTCCGTACCCATGATTTGCACGCCGCGGTCAGCCTGCTGCTTTTCAACCGAAGCGGTAATCTGCTTTCCGTCGATGAACAGCCTGACTTCTTTACCACCGGTAATTTCATCACCATAGCGCTGGAAAATATCAAGAAACGCATCATAGCAACCATCATGAACTGCGCTCCTCAAGTCGGATGCGCTTACTCCACTTGTAGAAGAGCTTGGATAGTAACTTCCAGTAGATGTCGTAGACCCGGTAGAGGAATCATATCCGCTTGTTCCAGGATAGCTGGAATAATCTTGGTTCACTGAAGATCTGGATCCGCCTAAACTTGCAACAATACCAGCAATTGCGGCGGCGATTGCAATTCCGCCAGCAAGCATCAGCACACCCGTTGGGATTCCTAAACTTGTCAGGACGCTACCAATCGATTCCAGCATGCCCATAAAAGCGCCGCCAATAGATGTGATTACCCCAGCAACGCCTGTTAAAATTTCAGGGAATTTACTAACGAGGCCTCCAAGTAATCCGTTGCTGATAGAAAAGCCTGCATTTGTAAGTGGAACTTTTAAGCTGGAAAATCCATTGTAAATTTTTTGCCCCAGCTGAGATACGCTTTTTACAATATCCCCAAAATTATTGGTAATGCCTTTCCAGATGTTTTTGCCAATTTGCAATGCAGAATCAAATAGCGTTCCGGCTGCTTTCTTTAGAACGTCAGACAGTTGAGAAATCAAGTCTGCTGCATACGTTTTTACCTCGGAACGATTTTTTTCTCCCATCGCTTGCCAAATAATAGCTGCCGCAGTTGTTCCGACCGTTTTCAAATCTCCGCTCTGCACAGCATTCCAAAGGTTCTGCACTGTGCCGAAGAAGTCGCTCTGCAAACCGGAATCAAGTTCCTGCCACTTGCTGCTCAGGCCGTTGAAGAAGCCATCAACGAAATTCGTTGCGGTGGTCGTGCCATAGTCAATCATCTCGTTGCCCTTCTGTTGAACAACGTTTGCCAGATTGGTCATAGCTTGTTCAACATAAGGAAGTGCTGCAGTGATACCGTTTGCAAGACCCTGATCAATAAATTCACCAAAGCGCTCAAACAGAGCGGAGGGAGAGTGAATTTCAGTGTCGTTCGTAAACTTATCAATAATAGCTTTTGCAAGATTTGCCGCAGCGCCTTTTGCGGTTTCAATGCCGCTTTTGATACCATTTACGAGGCCCTGCCAAATGTTTTTGCCCACTTCAAACATTTTGGAAGGAAGAGAAGCAATAGCATTTGCAACGGCTGTTACCATATCGGAAGCAGCTTTTGCGGCATCTTTTGCCCACGTTTTGATATCATCGATAAATCCACGAACAGCTTTCGCACCGTTTTCGACGTGTTCATCGAGATGTACGAACCATGTAACAACATCCTTTACCCAATTGATAAGGTCAGCAAAACCAAGAGCCGCCTTTTCGATGAAGTTACCGTTCATCTGAATATCAAGACGATCGGTTTCACTTACTCCATTAGTAATCCATCCGACAAACACTCCGATATCGTGAATCAGCTGAGCAATGCCCATGACGGCATTCTCGATGAAGTTACCGTTCATCTGTAAGTCAAGCCTGTCAGTTTCGGAAACACCGTTCTGAATCCATCCAATAAAAATTGCGAAATCATTGATAAGGTTTCCAATGGCTGTAATTGCGTCACCTACAAAATCAGCAACTTTTTCGCCCATAGACTTGAAAGCATTGAACCAGTCCGTTTCCATCTCAAAAGCTTCTTTTTGACTTTCGCTACCAAGACCACGAACTGCAACAGTGATAGCTTCAAAACCAAGAACAGCAAGACCGGCTACAGGATGACCGCTAACAATAAGACCGATGCCCATAAGTGTTGTAATTAAATCGCCAACATCAAGATCAAGGTCTTTTACAACGTCAGAGATTGTTTTGAACGCAGAAGAAATGCCCTCCTGCCAACTTTCTGGAATGAGATTCCAGATTACTTGCTTTAAGTTAGAAAAAGATTCTTTCAGGTATTTGATGGATTCTCCGAGTTTTCCATCGGTGAGTGATATATTCCAACCCTGCCTAAGCCCTTCCGCAGCAAGGTAAATCATAGCTCGAACACGTTCAAGGCCTTTTCGGAACGCCTCACTGTTTTGGTACAGGTCAACAAAACGAGCAACCATGATGCCAACAGCGACAGCTGCTCCCATAATGGGAGACTTCCAAAGCTTGAGAATTCCTTCAATTAAAGAGCCATCGCCTTTGATTTTATTGAGAGCTTCAAGCAAAGCGTTGCCAATAGCCCACGTTGCAAATCCGGCAGAAATACCAGCAATCAATGGCGCAAGCTTTTCCAGCTTTGCCTTGATTTCGTCCACGGCGTTGCCAACATAGTTCTTGAACATATCGTAGCCGGACAGGTCTACATCGCCCAAGAGGTTGCCAGCAGATGCACCGCTGCTAGAGCCTGAACTTCCCTGCGTTGGGTCAATGATGTTTAGTTCATCAAAACCCATTGTGTAATCCTTGAGGGCTTTGGCGGCTTTTTTTGTCGAATCGGCCGTGTCATCCATTGCGTCACCGATGCCACCAACGCTGTCAGCGCTTTTAGTGAAATCAGTAAACACGACCTTCACACCCATCAGCTTTGCAACCCACTGGACAAATTCTCGGATAAGTTGGACGGCCGCAATCAGCGGGGGAAGAATGGATTTCATGGCAGGGTAGAGCAGAGAGCCAACAGATTTCGCCAGCATATCCAACTGCGCTTTCAGAATCTTAATCTGGTTCGCAGGGCTTTGGATGGTCTGTGCAAGGTTGCCCTGCACATTGGCAGTCTGCTTCATAATGGCAATGTAACGCAGAACCGCCTTATCCGCCTGAGACAGACTAGAAACCTGCTTGTTAAAGCCCAAGGCTAGAAGCTCCTGCTGCAACCGTGCCTGAGACAGGTCAACGCCCAAACGGCGAATAGGCTCAATCTCGCCAGAGATTGCGGAGGACATTGCGGTAAAGGTCTCTGCAACGTTTTTGTTCCAATAGGAACCTTCGTCATAGGCAAGCTGGGTCAGATTCTTGGACAGAATATATGCTTTGTCGCTGGTCAGACCAAACGAAGTACCCAAGCTCTGGATGGTAGCCATGTAAGTCATCGCTTTGGTCGGGTCAACGCCAAGCAACCCCTGCATCTTGCTAATGAGCGTATCGGCTTCACCGCTCAAATTGCCCATAGCATTATGAAACAGGTCTGTTGCTTCATAGAAGTCATTGAACTTCGCAACAGCGTTTCCAAGATACTCAGCGATAGCTTTCAACGAAACCAGCTTTGCCATGTTCCGCATAAAGCCGTTCATCTGATTGGACAGGCTGAGATAGCTCTTGCGCTGCTTTTCGTTGGCAGCAGTCACACGGTTTGCCTGTGTAACCACCTTGCTCAACTGCGGAGGGAGCTTTGCAAAAGCATTACCGACCTTGTCGAGCTGAGATGCAAGGGGAGTAAGAGAAGTTGAGATTTTTTCACAAGCGACAGCAAATGCGTCAAGAGTTTTGGAGTCAAGTTTGTTTGTCAGCTCCGGAATTTTTCCAAGCGCATTGATGGAACTTCCAACGGATTTGAGATTTCCAGCATCCAAAATAGATAACTGCGAAAGACCATTTGCAACCTCTCTGATATTGTCTTTCAGAGCATAGTAATCCGTTCCGTTTAATCCAGAGACTGCCGCGGGAATCTTCTTGATGGCATTCACGACCGTGCTGATGCTCTTTGCGCTTGCGGTCGGGTTTACGTTGGAAAGCCCATTCAAAAAGCTGGTGATTTTGTCCAGCCCGGACATTCCAGCGGATGCCTGTTTCAGCGTCGCAATGGAACCGGCCAGCTTGTCAAGGCTGTTTACAACCTTTGTGACGTTGCCTTTCGTCCGCAAATTAGAAATGGCGGTAGCGAGCTTGTCGATATTAAGCTCTGCGCCCTGCGATTCCGCAGAAATTTCTACGGATAAGCTCGTAATATCAACATCAGCCATCACTACCACCATCACTTTCCATCATAGAGAACATCATTCTCTTGATTCGCTCCTGCGCCTCAACTGCGCGTTGGTATTCATACTCGTCTTTCTCCTTTTGAGTAAGGGGAATCGGTCTATCCATGTACTTGATGGGGCTAGACCCTTTCTTTCGGAACATATTGCCAACCGTAGAGGAAAGCGCAGATGCCATGTAAAAGCCATTTCTCCACGCCTCAACATTGGCTCTGCGTTCCCGCAGCTCCTCTGCGTCACGGTAGACCTTCGCTAGCCAGACATCGCCGTACCAAAACTGGTCATAGGTCATGCCGATGGAGATGTAATAGGCTTCTACATCGTGGAACAGCTTGGAGAAGGAAAACGGTTCTCTCTCTCCGTCTGGTTCCTGAGATTGTGCAGTTACACAATCTCCCACGTTGCGTTTTTTGCGGTCTTGTCCTCAGTATCAGTTGCCAGCAGAGACTTAGAAGCATCCATGAACATCTCAAGCAGCGCAGCCATCAGCTCTTCCTTCTCGTCGATGTGGGCAAACATTTCGTCCACGACTTTACGCTTGATGCCACGATTCCGGGCGATAAACGCGCCGTAGAACAGGGCGCGGGAGTTGGACAGCAGGTTGGTCATCTGGGTGTACTGGCCAATCTGAAAGCCTGCACGTTCGGTAGCTTCCACGCTGTCACGAGTGAAAGTCAGCTCGTAAGTGTTCTTGCCATCGGGGGAATGAAAATTGATAACCTTTGCAGCCATAATAAATGCTCTCCTTTATAAATAGGGGCAGAACCAAATCCGATGTTCAGTTCTGCCCGGTTTGATTGATTCGATTTTTTGCGGTTTAGCCGCCGTTGACAGTCAGGGTCTCGCTGAACTCAGGCTTCTTGGTGAAGATGCAGTTGATGGTCATTTCCACAACCTCGTCCACGCCAAAGCCAGACAGACCAACCTGATGCATACCCTGCCAAGTGAAGCCGGAGCCGTCCTGCATCTTCAGGGCGTAATACTTCACGGTGTTGCTCTCGGAAGTCTCATCGTAGCCAGCTTCCTTGACCTTCTTGTAGTCAGTCTTGTTGTAGTTGGCAGTAAAGGACTTGGTGTCACTCTGGATGATGCCAAAGATGTTGACCTGCATGGGGTCAGACAGAGTGGTGGCATCCAGAAGGTTCGGCTCGGAGATCAGGTCGGGCACATCCTTGATGTCGCACAGCTTCGTCAGGGCGGTTGCGCTGTCGCCACAATACAGGGTGGTATTCAGACCGGAGATAGCAGTACTCATAGAATGTTTACCTCCTTATTTTCGGTAAATCATTCCGTCCTCTCCAATTGTTGCCCCATAGCTGCAATCAATCCGATAGACGGAATTGTTGTACAGCCCATTCAACGGGGCAAACGATTTTCGATAGAAATTTAGCGGTTCCAATACAGAATCCACGATGTCCACAATGAAGCGGGCTTCTGCAATGCGTCCGCTGGTTTTGTTGGAATAGACACGTACACGCAGGGAAATGGCAGCATACTTGCTTCGTCTGGAAGAATCCTTGTGAGTTGGAACATTGTTGTTTTCCTCTATCTGCACACACGGGAACTTCTTGACGTTACTGTCGTTGATTTCACCAGTAACGAAGATGCCGGGAACCTGTTTCCGCAGTTCTTTAGCAACAGCCGTGAAGATAGAATTGAAATAATCGATCAACTATTCCAAACCTCCCTCCACGTTGCTTCAACTTGAGAAGCCATTTCCTCAGCAGCCCCCCACATAGCCATAGCTGGTTCGTTACCATCGGTGTAATTCAACTGACCTTTACCATCCACCTGCTTGACAGGTGTGCCAGCATTGCCGGATTCTCCGTAGTAGTACCATCTACGGTTTGCGCCTTGCCCTTTACCGTAAGAGCCATGCGCACCGACACCGGGCGGAAGTTGCCCGCCATATCCGTTATGATGTGCGCCTGTACCGAACTCAATAAAAGCAACTGCTTTTCCTTCGGCAATGATGGTGCAGGTGTTTCCGTTTTGCTCAGCACGACAAGAAACATCGTTGCTGCCAGCATATTCGGCATTAGCAAAACGAACTTTCGCAACATCAAGCCCCTTGTCAGCCAACGCCCTCGCAAGCTCCTGTGCTTTTTGATTCAGGGTGGTCTTGTACTCCTGTATCTGACGTTCCGCATCACGAAGTCCGGCATCGCTCAACCTCACTTTAATTTTCACTTGCAGCCACCTCCTTCAGCGCATACAACGTGTCCGTGATATGCTCTGCGACCTTGACCACAATGTAATTGAAGGGCTTTGAAACGTCCGTCTGAAACCAGACGTGCGTACCTTCATAAAGCGGTGTGTTGCGCTTCTTGCTGGACGAACTGACAACGTAGCTGTAATCCGTGAACGCTCCAAAAGGGCTTGCTTCCGCAGAACCAGTAGGAGGGCTGACGTTCAGCATCAGCTTTGCAGGGTCACTCCACGTTTGCGATGTCTCGCCGGTTTCGTTGCCCCATTCGTCCACGACAGGCGTTTTCTCTCCAACAGGGTTCGAGTACCACAGCGGGCGCTTGTCCAGCGGGCTTCCATTGAACATCAGCCGATAACACCTACTCTCGGAACCACTTCATTCAGCAGAGACTGCGCCACATCAGAGCTTTCCCACACACGAGTAATGCCGTTGTTGGTATAGCTCGTCTGTCCATTTGCGCCGATGTGGTTGTACAGTTCCGCTGCAATGCGTATCTGCAACGACTGATACTGCAAGGGCAGCTCTTCCGGCCTGTTGCCGAAAGGGTAACCCTGTGCAAATATCTTGTCCTTGGCAAAATCAAGCAGCAGGTCGAAGAGTGGGTAGTCCTCGTCCGTGATTTCACGGTCAAGTGCAGGAGCAATGTACTGCCCCAGCTTGACTGCCGCTTCAGAATACTGGTCTCCCATGCTGCTTTCCTCCTTTCGCCTTAGTAAGCCTTGATGCAGTACACAGCGTCCATGCGTTCAAAGGACGGCAGGACGATTTCAGAAGCATAGACGTTGGCGTTGACCGGGTGAATGGTCAGCTCAGTGGTGATGGCAACGCCGGTGTTCACGATGGACACGGATGCACCGGACTGGCCAGACAGCAGGTCGGCTTCCTCAGGAGTAGTGCCGTACCAAGTGCTGCCCAGAGCGCCGGACGGAGCAACCACTACCATGCCATCAGGCAGGTACTTTTCGCTTGCGCTGTACTGGTCTGCCTTGAACATCTTGTCGTACAGATGGATGGTCAGACCGGTTGCAGATTCGATAATCTGCCGTGCTTCAGCGTCCAGCAGAACGGCGTTTGCCTTTGCGGTGACGGTCATAAACCGGTTCTTCACCTCGTCCGCAGCGATCATGTTGCGGAAGGTAGCGGTGTTCATGTACACTTCAGTCACGACCTCACCAACGCTTGCCAGGACAGCATCCTTTGCGGCGTTCAGGTCTGCAATGGGGGTGGCGGTGGCAACGTTCCACTTGGACTTTGCAGCAGAGACTTCCTTGAAATTGGTGTTCTTCCAAGTGCCGTCCGGGTCGTAGTTGTAGATGTAGTTCACACCGTTTGCCTTGATGGTGATGCCCGGAACGCCATTGGCGGGAGCCAGAAGCTGCCAGATCATGCGCTCAGGAACAATGCGTGCGCCAGTGATAAGCTGTGCGGTGTCATCGTACAGACGGTTCATCACGTCACGAGCATAGGGGTCATTGCTGTCCAGAACACGCAGGATTTCCTGACGGTCTTTCTCGCCCAGATGATAACCCTCACGGAAGAACGGCATCTCGGTCTCATCGAACTTAAAGCCCTCACGGGTACGGAACGTAGCCTTTGCGTCAAATGCGCTGGGCATCAGAGAAACGCCAACGCCCTTGTGACCGCGCAGCCACTTCAGGTCAAGACCAGCCTTCTTCTTTGCGGGGAACAGTGCATCAGATGCAAAGGGCATCGCATTGGTGGGGTCATTCGTCCAATAGGCGGCAATCGCAGCCGGGGCAAAGACTTCCTTAAGATTCAGTGCCATGTTGTTTTACCTCCTATTAAGCGTTCACACTGATGTTGTCACGGCAGAAGATACCTGGAATGGCAGTCTTAAGTGCAGTGATTGCATCAGAATCGTAGGTGAAGCCAGAGCTTGCAGCGGCCTTCTTGGTGTCGATAACGCCACGAATCAGCAGGGAAGCATTGGGGTTCTCTGCCGGGTCAACGTCATACAGCAGAATTCCATCTGCGGTGGCGGAAGTCGCCTTCTTGCCAGCTTTGGTCATGGGATAGCCAGCCTTAACCGCAATAGCTTCGGTCACGGTAAAGGGAATGGCAGTGTAGTCATTGGAAGCAAGGATGGTATCGTTGATTCCGTTGACCGTATTTCGGGCAAACTTCATGTTTTCCTCCTTGTTAATGGAAAGCACTCATTGCGTCACTCGATGCCTTAGAAGTATTTGCGTTCTGCTGTGCAAGGCTCTTAGCAAACGCCACGCCTTCGCTGTCAGAGCCGCCCTTGCCATCCGCCCCCGGAGGCGTGGGCATATCCTTCAGCAGAGAAGCCTTGTATGCGGTGTCATGGGCGGTCATAAATTCCGACTGGAACTTAAACACCTTGTCCATGTCGCCGTCAGCAAGTGCAGATGCAGCCTTGCCAGCCAGTTCAGCGTCATAACCCTGTGCAACAAACTTCTCACGGTAAGATGCAAGGGTCTTTTCCTTGACGAGGTTCTCCTTGTCGGCAGTCAGGGCTTCAATCTGCTTCTGCATCTCTGCCAGCTTGTCAGCCTGTTCCTGCGCGGCGTTCTCGTCATCGGTACGCTTTGCTTTGAGCTGCTTCTTGTACTCGGCAGCTTCGCCGTTGGCTTTCGTCACGGCGTTGCGTAGCTTCTCGACTTCTGCGTTAGGGTCTGCAACCTTTTCCAGCGCAGAAATGATTTCATCGGCGGTCATGCCCTCTTTGTAGGCATCACCAAGCAACACATTGAGTTTCATATCGTTAATTTCCTCCTGCGTTTTTTTACCGTTGCTTCCCTGCAACGCTGCGAAATTTGTATCCCGGCTTCCCTGCCGGAATATATCAGCCCGAAAATTCGGGGTGATTCTTTATTCCTTTGGGTAAATTCTTTTGTACGGCTCAATGCCGCTATCCAAAATAGATTTTTCTCGCGCCGAATTTCGGTTAGGGTGTGTCCATTTGAATTTCCCACATTTCGTGCAGATATACTCGCACTCCATTTCTCGTGGTTCGTTTCCGTTGATGCCGTGCGTCCAATGCCAACGAGAAAGCGTATAGTCATGTTTGCAAAACAGCTGTTTCCAAAAATCACGCATTATCTTTTTTTTCATCCGCATTGTTTGGTTGTTTATCAGCCATGTTCCCAGCATTTGTGTCGGTAACATCCTGCTTAAGCCGTTCCTGCGGTTTCGGAGCTTTCCCATCCTCACCCAGCTTGCCAGCGGCAATCAGGAAGGGCTTGCTCATTTCGTAAGCAGCCTGCGGGTCAGGGAACAAACCGGGCGTAGTAAACGCCAACTGCGGGTCAATGCTCTGACTGAGCATCTGTGCAAAAATCTGAACCTTGCTCTGCTGGTTATCGTACTGACGGCGTGGCAGTTTGATGTTGATGTCACTTGCCATCAGCTTAGAACCAGCCGTGTCACGCAAAATTTTGAGCATCACAGACAAGCTTTGGCGTTCAGCATACTTGAACATATTCTCGTACTGCTGCGCCCTTGCTTCGGTGTGATTCCAGCCGTTGCGGACGATAACTGCGCCCACGTTGTCAGACGTTGCGTTCTCACTGCCGGTAGCACTAGGCATGGCAGTCAGACTGCGGTACACGTTCAACATGGAATCAAGCAATGTCTGGCTCTGCTGCTGGTCAAGCTCATTCGCAATCTGCGAAACGGAGGCGGGCAAACTGGTTGTAGATTTCAAGCACATTGCCCCAAGTTCTTTGACCTGTTTCAATGCGTTATCATCCACAAGGCAGTTGGTAAACACCATGATGGACTGAATGAACTGCGCCACGCCGTCCAAACGGTTGCTTTCAAGGTCGTTGATGGCATCCAGAACAGGGATGGCCGGTTCAAACAGACCCATGCGCTCCGGGTTGAGCTTGTATTCGACCATCGGCAGCATTCCAAGAGAATGATTCTCCGATTTTGTAACCTTGCCGTTGTCGATTTCAAAGTACTGGTTTGGCGTATACACGCAAATCAGGTCGTTCAGGTCATTCTGATAACTGCGTGGGACGTGCAGCACATTGGCAATGGGCTTGTGTCCGATGCCGGAGTTGTAAATCACATACGCCATATCCGGGTCTGGAACATCTACCAGCAGGGGCGTTTCGTCCGGGTAATTGCCGTTGTACCCTTTGTCAGGAAGAACAATGCGGTATCCCTGTCCGCACTCCAACATCCACTGCCAGAGCCGCCGATCAAGCGCATCCTTACCTTCATACTGCAAAGCGTTGGACAGGCGAGCGATTTCCTCGCCGTCACCTGTTGCAGTTTCAGACCGCACATAAGAGCAAGGCGTGCCGCTCATATAGCCTGTGTAAAAGCCCACACACTCGTTGGCGTGGTTCTCTACAATGCGGTTAGTGATTTCAGCGTGGTACTCCTTCGTGCGATGGAGGACAGGCTGGTTACCCAAGTAGTAGTTGTGCAGAAAGCGAATCTCGTTCTTATTTAGCAGATGAATAGGCTCTGCTTTGCCCATTACCACTTTCAGCACGTTTGCCCGATTGATTTCCGTCTCCGGCGTTTCAATCGGTCTACGTCCGGTTAGCGGCTCATTCAAAAAGCCGCCAACAACCGTCTGATACTCAGCCATGTTTTCCTCCTTTCCGGCAAAATAAAAAGCGCAGCAAGACAAACCTGTTAAGGTCTATCTCACTGCGCCAAAACTGCGCTTCAAAAGCTATTTACTTTTCCGGTGGATGGATGATTTTCACCCATCCTTCCCTTGTGTCTCCTTCGATAACGCCCTTGCATCTGTCGCACTTGAAATGGTATCGTCCGTCTACTTCGCCAAGATAGCGGTTGCAGCGGACGTTCTTATAGATAGGGTTCTGCCGGATACAAGGGCAACAGATTCTAACTAGCATGAGCGCTCCTTTCGTTGAATTTCTGGAAACAGGCTGTTGAGCACAGACCTGTTAGAAGCTGCTGGGAAACTGTTCGCACTTCCAGCCGTGCTATTCTCCGCCCAGAGAAAGCCATTGCAGCCTTTACATTCAGTTGTCGGACAGACGTAAAACGGGTCGGCTGCAATTTTGGTGCTGCATAATGGATTTGAACCAATGTATGCTCGGATATGAGCCGAGTGCTCTAACCATACTAAGCTAATGTAGCATAAAAACCCGGCTTGATTGGTTAACCGCTGCTCTTTGCAATGCCATGCCTAAACATTACATTGAGAGCCGGGAATAGCGGTGGAGGTTTTGGAGAATAAGTCCATGCAAAGCTAGGTAGTTGGTTGTGCTGCGTAACGGAATCGAACCGTTGCTTGCCAGCCGTGGGGGAGACAGGCTGGCATTCCCCTTACAATTGGAAACGCAACATATAAAGTCCGGTGAAGGCGAAAGAGTGAGAAAACCTTCACCGGTGAAAGGAGGAATATGCTTGTTGACACGCACGCGAGTAAAAATGACAAAACCCCGCGTGCAAGCTATTCCTTTAAGGGAAGCTGCAAAACTTCCTGTGTACATTATAAGCCTTGTCAAGTGGTGAAATCAAATAAATAGACCCAGCGAACACAATATATTGTGTTTTTAATCAAAATGGCCTCTTGACAGGCTCAATTTTACTGATTCCGTTATACAATTCATCGGCAAGCTGCGCCAGACTGTCCGGTGCATCATCGTGCGGAACTTTGCCAAGCTGAGTGAACATCGTCACCTGTTCCATGAACGCCTTGTACTCTTTCGACTGGTGTTTTTCGTCAAGGAAATAGAACCGTTTGATGTCCGGCGCATACTGGATGATTCTGGACAGCTTGCTTTGACCACTTGGCGCACGTTGGCTGCGGACGGAGCAGTGATAACCTTGCTGCCGGAGCTGGCTGTCCACCACGTCACAATATTCGTCACCGCCGTTGTTGGCTTCGCCGCGCACCACATTGATTTTATGCTGGACGATTTTGCCCACGACTTCCGGTCTGGTCACGGTCTTATCGCCGTTATTGAACACAAGGTCTGGGATGAACACGGCATCTCCGTATACATAAGCGATAGGACAGGCGGTGAAGTCGCCGCCGCCCCATGCAATATCCATGACCATGAGTTTGCGATCAGGCTCTCCATCAGGCAGAACGCCGTTAAAGTATCGCAGCTCATCGGCAGGGAACAGCAGGCCTTCACGCACATAAGGCTTGCCCATGTACTTTGCCCACCATGTTGCATCGTCAATGCTGGCTTTCATGTCGGCATAGTAGGCATCGTCAAAGCCAACGCCATAGTCATAATTGAAATTGCTGTGTCCGTTCTCGTCAACCGCAGGAATCACCCGGAATCTGTACTTTGGATTGTCTGCGTACTGGCTCTGGATGCGCCCCAGAGGGTCAAGCACGTTCCAGCGTGTGCCGACCATCAGCTCCAATGCGCCCTGCTTTTTGCGGTCTTTTAGCTGGTTCAGATAGGCATCGTATTTGTTGTTTAGACGCTCAACATTCAGGCTTTCCTCCAAGTCCTCGATCAAGTCATCGCTGTACAGAACGCCACCCTCGCCAATTTCAACAGCACCAGTCAGCGTACCGCCGATGGAACGACAGGTCAGGGTGGGGAAACGCTTCTTTCGGTTCAGGTCAACGCTTTCGTCCTTTGCGCTCTTATCCGCAAGCTGAACGTCAGGGAAGATTTTGCCCCAGTTGTAGGTCACAGGGTCAGTGATAATGGACAGCACTTCGCCGTAGAAGCCATTGGTAAGCTTGTCAGAATGTCCGCTCATGACCGATGCAACGTCCGGACGGTTGCCCATAAGCCATGTGATGAAGAAAATACACAGCGTACTCTTTCCAACGCGAGCGGGCAAACTGACCCCCAAGAAGTCTATCCGCTTATAGAACAAATCCTCTAGGTCGTCTGCCAGCACTTTCAGCACTCTGCGTCTGGGCTGATAGAATTTCTTCTCCGGCGCGCGATTCCATTCAAGGTAGATGCAATAGCTGTCGAACACATCCTTTGCTTCAAGCAGGTACGTCCGGCTGATAATATCATAGACTTTCGCCACGTCCTCGCCTGTTTTCATCTTGCCCATCATGGCTGCACAGACAGAGCGCAGCTCACCAGAGTATTTGTAGGCATCGAACCGCTTGTCTTGCGGCAGAGCGTCTCTCAGGTTCACGACCGCCTGAAACCAGTCCTCGTAGACCTGTGCTTCTGTCGGGTTCTGCTTTGCATACGCTTTGATGCTGTCAATGATGGCGATACACTGTTTTGACTGCATAAAAAAATAGGCACCCCCACCTGAAAATGTAAAGAGTGCCTACAACTGCACAAAAATTGAATATTCGGTTTTATTTTAGTTGCGGACAATGTCAGCTGAAAATATCACATGACGCACCTCGCAACCACAACCACAATAAAGAACCCGGTAAGCAGTCCAACGACTGCCCCCGCAAGCCAGTCATACGAGTTTCTGTTGTTCCACTTATCCATAGGCTCTTGCTCCTTTCGCCTGTTCTGTTCAGCAATCCGACACCATGTCTGGCGGGTTAGATAAATCCGTGTTCCTTTGCGTAGGATTCAAGATGCGGGCATTTGTCCAAAAGCGGATTGTCCTTGACGCATTCTTTGACCGCTTCGTCAATTCCAACTTCAAGAACATACTCTAATATACCAGCGGTTATGTTTTTTATGAACCGATTGCAACCTTCCGATTCTTCCCAATTCATCTGTTTCATAGCAATCCCCTTTTACTCATCGCAAACAGTCGGCTCACGCTTTCCATCTGAACCGAGTTTCGTCAAATAGTTTATGTATCTTTTGAAGATTGTATCGTCTTGACCAAATGAAACATAAACTGCGAGCATAATTTGAATCGCGTTATCTGTATTCTTTGGTTCTACGATAATTTCCTCATTTTCAAATTCGACAGTGCAATTTGCTTGCTCGCAAACATACAAAAACGAGAACAGTTCTGTGCATCCGGGAAAATCGAACACTGAACGTAGTTTGATTTTTCCATCCGCTACAATTAAATGCCCATAAGGAGAATCTGCTATCAAATTAGATTTTTTCATGTTAGTATACCTTTTCTGCTGATTTTATATTGCCATACCTCAACAGAAATGGTATAATACTCATGTACTATCATCCTGTTGATGGATTGGTGGTTCTTGTTTGTAGCAGCGGCCTGTGGTGGGTCGCTGCTTTTTATTTTTCTTCTTTATTGGCATACTTGCGTGTGGTGGCCGCATCGGTAATGCCGTATTTTTTTCGATATTCCCTCACTCTACGCCAAAATGTAGCAGACTTCAAGCCAAGCTCATTCATCATAATAGTAGGAGTGGTCTTTCCGTTTTGCCAATCGTTGTAAAGCTGACGGAATTTTTCTTCATCGACTTTAACGTACTGCCGTCCTTGATATTTCCCCTCCGCTTTTGCAACGGCTATGCCCTCTCTCTGCCTAGCGAGCATATTTTCTCTTTCTAGCTGCGCCATTGCCGCAAAGACTGTAAGCATGAACCTACCATTGGGGCCAGAAGTATCAAATTTTTCTTTTTGGCTCACAAAATTAACTTTTTTCTCGTCAAGCTCTTTAATGATGTCAAGCAAATCAGTTGTGGAACGAGCCAACCGGCTAAAACTCTCTACTACAAGAGTATCACCTTCACGCACGAAAGCAAGCATTTCTTTCAACTGGGGGCGGTCTGCGTTTTTCCCACTCATTTTGTCAACAAACACTTTTTCAACACCAAGCTGTTCCATGATAACTTCCTGACGAGCCGTGTTCTGCTCTGCTGTTGAAACTCTAACATAGCCCACTTTCATTTTTGTTCCCTCTCTTTCTATCAAGATTATACCACATGGTGATAGAACTGTCAATATGTCATGTTTCAAACTATGATAGTTGTTCGCCTTATATTATATATAAATATACTCTAGTATGTATTTATACATACTAGAGTAGTATAAGTGTGTTTACTTAGTTAATCACAATCAGGTAGAAAATTTTCTATAATAAGGAGTAATTCTTCCAAACTTCATTTCCATAAAACTTTGGGTATTGACAAGCATATTTTCACGCTTTATACTTGTTTCAGCGAAAGCGAGGTGATAGGCTTGGCAAGACGAGCAGAAACCTCGGAACGTGATAAGCTGCGCATGATAAGCACCCGGCTTACTGAGAACCAGATTGCAAGCATGGAGAGCAGCGCAAAGGCATTGGGTATCTCAAAGGTCGATGTTATCCGCATGGGTATCGAGTGGGTAGCATCCTACGTTGAGAACATCAAGGCATAAAAAAATAAGCTACCAGCCGCAACCACCACGAAGCCACTGATAGCTTATCCACATCACGAAACGAGAACCTGCAACCACCAAGGGGGCAGTCTCCCTTTTCGGAATCTATTATACCAAAAAGGGCTGCTCTCCGCAAGAGTTAGGAGCAAAAAAACATGAACTTTCCCACGACAACCGAAGAATTTCTGAAAACCCTCGCCCACGGAAAAGAGCCGACCAGCGAGGACAGGGAGTACGCAGAAGCACTGGGCAAGCTGTCCGAACTGAACTACCGAGCAGGGTACGAAGCGGGAGCGACCCAAAATAAGGGCTGAGTTTTGTGCAAAACGTAGAAAGTAGTTTGTCAAGATGAACGAACACTAAATGTTGTGTTTCGTTGGTCTATTTCCGCTTGACTTTACTACATTTTGCAATTACACTTAATGCACCTCAAAGAAAGGAGATAAAAATATGGCAAGAAGTCCCTACATTGAAGCATACCGCCATCAGGTAGCCGTTGGCTTCACTGATCGTCAGTATGAACTGCTGGTGGAGCACTGCAAGAAGTGCCGCGTATCGCTGTCACAGGCCGTCCGCGATGCCTACCTTGAGAAGTACCCCATGCCAGATGATGAAAAAGAATAAGACGCTCGCTAAAGTTTGCCGACCACAGCGAACGTCTTATGAAACACTCAGAGAGTATAGGCCCTCTTTGGGTTATTATACCAGAGATGGCCTGCTCTCGCAAGATAGAAAGGTCAAATTTCTATGAATAATAATCTTGAAACCATCCGAATCTTTTCCGAAGATGTTATCCCTGTGTACGACACCGACACCGGCGAAAAGGTTGTGCTGGGGCGGGAACTGCACGAGCGGCTCAAAATCAAATCTAAATATGCAGACTGGTTTAAGAACATGGCTGCCTATGGATTTAAAGAAAACGTAGATTATGCGTCGTTTTCTAAAATTTTAGAAAACGGTGGCCGCTCAATCGAACACGCTCTCAGCCTTGATATGGCAAAGCACATTGCGATGATTCAGCGGACACCGCAGGGCATGGAGATTCGTCAGAAGCTGATCGACCTTGAGAAAAACGTATCCGTCAACCAGTTCGCAGGGCTTTCTAAGGAACTGCAAGCAATTCTTGTGATCGACCAGCGCACCATGAAGCAGGAGCAGCGCATCTCCGCTCTTGAGAACACTATGACCATCGACTACAACCAGCAGCGTGTGTTGAAGCGTGTCGTGAACACGGTGGTCATCAACGCTCTTGGCGGCATGGACAGCCCGGCCTACAAGAGCCGTAGCGTATCCCAGAAGCTGTTCATGGAATGCAACCGGGACATTCAGGACTGGTTCAACGTGAACAGTCGAAACAACGTGCCAAAGAAGCGGTTCGATGAAGCTGTCGAATACATCAAGAAGTGGAGACCGTGTGCGAACTCTGTTATGTTGGTTCAGGTCACGAACGGCCAGACCCAGATGCCCATGTGAAAGGAGAACGAATATGATTAACGGCGATAAGTACGAAAACCTTGACGAATACATCAGTGACACTCTGGAAAACATGGAGCGGCTTTGGAGAACGCCTGACGTTGGAGAAACCTACAATGGGCGAGTGATCGCTTGCAACGGCAAAGAGGTTGCGTGTGGCTATCTCTCCTACGAAGCAGACGAATACGGCGATTTGAGACCGTACCTGTGCGACAACGGCAAGATTGTCATGCGTGACATTAACTATTGGATGCCGATGCCGAACGTGACCAGCGCATTGAAGAAGTAAACAGCCAATAAGAAAAGCCAGTGGTTAGAGAACATCTAGCCGCTGGCTTTTTGTGTTACATTTGAATTGCTACGATTTCCCACGAAGAATAATTGGAAAGCCCAGAATAGGGGTGGATTTCAAAGTTCTTCGTCTCTCCCGGTTGGATATCCAAGACATAATCAATATCTCCGCACACGGGAACTTCTTCTCCGCTCTCATCTTTCATCTTATACAGAACGATGACCTTTGCATTTGTCTTGTATGCGCTGTTGTTAGTCACTTTTCCGGTGAATCTTGTCTCATAGCCACTACCACGCTTTGAAGTATTGGTAACAGCCAATTCACCTGCTCTTAAAACTTCTTTTCCTGCACTCGGCTGATAATTATAGTCCTGTGCCGAAACAGACATTTCGATACCAGCCGGGATAGTTCCGTCATACTCGTATGTGAAGTATCCGGCATACCAGTAGGAATCATCTTCCGCAACCCAGTCCAGATATTCATCGTCTGTTTTAATCACAGAGCCATCCTCTGCAACGACTGCAATTTCAATATGTGGAAACCAGACTGCAAGATTTTTGTTGGTATTCTCGATTTCAAGAGCATAAGAAATATAAATCGTACTACCATCACGCCACGCATAAGACCCATGATTCTTAATGCCCAACGGTTCATACTGCGTTGCATTGGTCTGTTCAAGTTCAATAAGGCCAGACCATTCATCAGGCTTTTTTGCCGCAATTGCACTGATAGGCATAGTAAAAATCAAAGCTGCGGCAATGATAGCCGAAACAATCTTCTTTTTCATTTTTACGCCCCTTCTTTATTCATCCACAAGGTCTGCGTACTTGACTTCAACTCGTGGCAGCTCATCAGTAGTGCTAGTCAATGCTCTGGTGATTTTTTCAAGTCCGGTAAACTCACCATAGACGGTGATAATATCATCTTCCAGAATCTTCACAGCATCGCCGCCACGCTTATCCAGCATATAATACTCGTCATCGGCATAGAATCCGTATCCGCTGTTGTCGGTGTAGGTTCTCCATGCTTTTTCGCTGCCGGAGAAGTTTGCATCAATAATTTGCGAGACCTTTACCTTAACTACAATCTTGGTGCCCTCATACTTTTCGGGATAGCGGCACAGTTCCTTATAATCCACAGTCTGGCACTCTGCCTTGTAATCGTCCTCGCTGATTTCAGGCACAACAGATGCAACGGAAGAAGCGGCGGATGCGCTTGCCTTGTTAGACGTAGCGTCCTTGTAGCCTTCTTCAAAGCCCTTCTTGCCGCTATCGCTAGAGCCACCAATAGCAGACAAGACAATCAAAACAATAATGGCGATAAACCACCAGCGCTTGTAGATAGGCGGTTTGTTTTTGCCGCCGCACTGAGGACAGACCTTTGCGCTTGCGGCAATCTCTGCGCCACAGTGTTTGCACGTTGTCATTTTACTTTTAGCCATTGTAGATTCCTCCCTTTCAAGGCTTGTAAGGCAAGTATAGCACAGAACACAGACCCTTTGTAGGGGTCTTTTTGTTTTTGCGGGAAATTTTGAGAGTTTGAAATGGGGGTGTGGGTGTTTTTTTGAGCCTTTTTTATTTTTTCGGTGGTTGAAAGGCTCACCACCCCACCCCCAGCTCTCCCCATATACCCCAGAGGTGGAGGCTCCAGCCCCAGCGCCCCCGGACGGTCTGCACACCACAGGCAGCAGGGCAGACCGTGCCAGAACCAGGGCAGACAAGTACCAGGGCATACCGCCGCCCAAACGCTGGACACGCTGAACCGGTCTGCACTCGATACCAGACAGGCCACGCCGGGCAGATCGGGGCGACAGCTCCTCTATCATGCGTATTGTGATAGCTCTATCACAGGCATGGTCTAGTGATAGCAATATGCACAACTATCACATAAATCTTTTGGTATATCTTGTGATAGTTATTTACTATCAAATACTTGACTCGCCACCCTAGTGATAGTATAATAAAGGCACAAACAAGAACAAACCACATTGAACCAAAACAGGAGGACAAAAACCATGAAAAAGACCTATAAATGCAGTGACCTCTATACCGCTACATTTGAGGACGGCACGTTAATGACTGGCACTCTTAACCAGCTCTATGAAGCCCAGAACAACCGCAGAATGACCATCAAGCCCGTTGTGTGGCTCTGGTGCAGTGATAGCAGCTTGTATATGGTAGACTACATCTTGGAGGGTGAGGGCTGGACACTGGGCGCATTTGATACGCTGGCAGATGCGGAAAAGGCAGTTGCAGCGTTTAATGAACAGCCCGCCGCAGATGTGGCAGCAATGCTCACAGAGACCGCTCTAAAGCGCTTTACCTGTGAGGTAGAATGCAAAGCACTGGGCAACGATGGCAAGCAATATGATGCTGTTTGGTGCCCCGATTGTGGACAGATCTATTATACCATCCCGGCAAAAGTTAAGGTGCTGGGCTACATCCCGCAGTATAAGGAGGACTAAACGATGACCAGATCAGACGAATTAAACGCAGAAATCAGAAATCAGGCCGTGCGCCTGTATCCGAAGTGCGCCGGGCTGTTTGAGCTGCCGTTGATGGTATACACTCAGATTATAGCGGACAACCTGACCCGCTCCAAGCCGTACCGCTTGAGCGTTGAGCGGTGCAAAAAAATCATTTTGGCTATGCCGGAATTTGACTAAAAAGGGGTGCAAACAATGATTACTCTTGACTTTACCCAGTGGGCAGCCCTCTGGTACGTGGGCGGCGTGATCTCCGGTGCACTCGTTATGATTGCATTTCTCAACAGCTAATAAGGAGGGCTAAAAATGACGACGTTTGAAGAAAAAGTGAACGCATACCGCGAAAACAAGCGGTTGATTGAAGAGCTTGAAACAATGAACGACGCTGTAAAAGCTGAAATCATTGATATGATGCACGGTGCACCCGAAATGGTACAGGGCACTGCAAAGGCCATTTATAAGGACGTGCAGAGTGTTCGACTCGATAGCAAGCTTTTACAGGCAGCACACCCGGATATTTATGCAGAGTGCAGCAAGCGCACCACATACAAGCGTTTTAGCGTGGTATAAAGGGGGTGCAAGCTGTGATACTGTCCGCACTTCTATTTTTCTTCTGGTTTTTCTCTGCGCTGTTTAAGGCGTCCAAATAAGAAGCATTCCACCCGGTCAGAAATGGCCGGGCTTTTCTTTTGCCTTACATCGACACGGTGCAGGGCTTTTATTTTTACCCGGCGGCGTGTGAGCCGCTTACAAGCATTTACAGCGGCTTTTCTGACACCAATGTAGTTATACCGCCACAACGCCAAAAGCGTTTACAGGGCTTTACAGCAACGTTTCCGTTAATTTGAGCCATTCCAGCGCACACAATACAACAGCCACGCAAGCCGCTTATACACTGCCTGCGCCACGCTGGATGGCATACCGTCAAGCGCTGCACCTCCACCGATACCAGATACCACCGCCACGCCGGACGCTGTACAGCTCAGCACAGCCGCCTATTATAATAAGGTATATAATGGTGCGTCCCTGTTATGGATTCATGCCAGATAGTGCAGCATATCGCAGACCATGCCAGCCCGGCGGGGTCAGCTCCTACCGTCTGCGGATCGCTGGCAAGTGCTGCGCTCGGCGGTTTGCGGTCTGACACTGGGTCAACGGTCAGAGCGCACCGGCTGGTGCCCTCCACCCGGCGGCGCGAAACCATTGACAGCTGCCGCCGCACCTCTTTTCGGGCTTTCGCCCGATAGCTAATAGAGGCCAACAATAGTCGCAGCGTTCCAGCTGGAATAGTCGTAACAGCTTCTGGAATAGTCGTAACCAATAGTCGTAGTTTATCCCGGTGAATAGTCGTGGAATAGTCGTAAAGTCGTCAGACGACCACCGTTTGAAAGTCCTATATATAGTATAGTAACGAGCAGACTGCGACAGTCGCAGAGTAATAGTCTCAGCGTTTTCTTGCGAATCTTCGTCAAATAGTCGTGTATTTTTTGTGTGAAACAGTCGTTCGCCTTTTAGAGAAAGAGAGGTGCGATAGTCGCTAAGTCATCAGACCTACTAAAATCAATAGCTGTCAAGACACCTGTTAATTTTAATTCCATTCACATTACTTCAAAATCCTTAACAATCGTACTTATTATAATAGTCGCAGATAATTACTCAATCTTTTTAACTATTATTCTGCTGGAATAGTCGTATCATCCGATTCGGTTCGTTCTTCTCCGATTTAATTGCCGACAACTACAATCATATCATACCAACTAACTAGGATTATACATTCGGTAAATGCCTCAATACTTTTAACTATCTAATAAAACTATCCGACTAGTCAGTCGCTTTCAATCTGTAATCAACCGCTCATACAGCAATGCAACATTTGTACATATTCAAACGGCTGCAAAATGAAGTCAATTTTCCATGTGAAATAGTCGTAGACTATCCACCAGTCCGAACCTCAAGCCAGCTCTTGCCTACGGTCTGCTCTTCTGGCTAACGGTGTAGCTTTTGGAGATAGAGGGTTGTAGGGAGAAAGAACCTTTGCAAAAATATCTGGTTGTCGTTTTCAGTTGTCGCAGTTGTCGCACCATTTTGGCGTGGGGCCTCAAACAATTTATTTGTTTGAGGGGGGAGTTGGGGGGATTATAGGGGGTAATAGGGGTTGTAGGGGAAAGAGGGGGAAGAAATGGGGGAAGATTGGATGCAAACGCATACAAGTGCATTCATTTGCATTCAAACGCATTTTTCCGATAGTCGCAGTCATTCTTTGCTTCCGTCTCACTTTGCCATGCGATTATTATACGATTCTTTCTCAAATTCAGACCTTGCCGTTTTCTCCTGATAAATAACAAAAGAAAAAAGCGCGGAATAGTCGCAGAGGGTAGTTTTACCACCTGATACCATTCCATGCTTTTCATTCCGTTTGTTAATTGGTGATTATAGCGGAGATTTGAATTCTGCTATCTGCTTGCATCTTGCGCATACGCTCCGCAGCCGCTTCTTTCTGTTCGTCCGTCATAATTCTTGTGGTTGCAAACCGAACCAGTCGCTTGGGCATCTCATACCACTTACCGTCCTTGTCCTGTTTGACCAGCTTGTACGATGCAGGCTCACGTTCGCACAGCTTGTCAAGTTTGCGCATATACACCGGGTCAGCGGTATAAACCGATGCAGTATCTTCCGCTGCATTGAAGTTGACGATGGTCTCTTGTTCCAGTCGAGTGATGTTCATAATCGTTTTCCTCCGTTTGTTGATTGATGAAAAATATTTATGGGGTTCAAGCGGTAACTTTATTGCCCAGACCCTGTTATCTGTTTTTCTTGCCTATTCTACTGTGACGATACGAGCGCAGAAGCGATGTTAGGCTGTTATCACTCAATCGCTTCGTATGTTTTCTCGAAAATGTCAGGTTTACACGGGTAGATTTCGCCATTTACGCCACGAATAATATAATCGCCAGTCCTTGCAATCATAGTCCCTTCAAGCGTTTTAATTTCGCACCATGCAGGGTCATCGTGAAACTTTCCGAAGTCATGCGTAATAATAGCATTGCTACTTACTGCATCCCAGAACCAATCTTCTCCAACAAGGCCTCGTGCATTGAGCTTGAATGCTTCGATAACAACTGGCTTCTTGCGGTATTTCATGTTTATTCTCCTCTCGTTACATCCACACGCATTCTTTGAACTGCTGTGTTTCCATCTGAAACGTGATGTCCAGCGACCCCACGTTGCCCTCTTTGTTTTTCTCAAGCGCAAAGTGATAGTGCTGCTCTGGCCGCTTTTTTGTTGTCACGTTCTGTGCCAACAGGATGATTGCATCTGCGTCCTGCTCGATTTGCCCGGATTCTCGCAAGTCTGCGGCAGTCGGTGGGATACCCGCTCTTGCGGTCTCTCGATTGAGCTGTGCAAGAGCCACTACCAGCGTTCCGGTGGACTGTGCGAACTCATGCAAGGCCATACTGATTTCCGTGACGGCACTGTATCGATCTTTTGCTCCGGCTTGATGGATAAGCTGCAAATAGTCGATGAACACTACTTTTGCTTGCATCCTGATGGACTGTGTTCTAATCCATCCAACGCTCTTACCAGCGGCAGAGCGAACGAACAGCGGGTATTTCTTGATGGCTGCAAGCCGGTCAAGCTCGTTAATGCTGACGGTCTTGTTTTTGACCGTGTGCAGCGGTACGCCTAGCTGGTTTGCGATGATACGAGCGTAGAGCGTGTCAGGGTCTGTCTCTAGACTGAAATACGCCACCTTGCGTCCGTTCTTGGCTATTTCACAGGCAAGTTGCAGGGACAGAGCAGTCTTGCCCGCAGACGGTCTGCCACCGATCACAACGAAGTTCCCCGGTACAAGATGCAAGTTGTTATCCAGCACTCTAAGCCCTGTGCTGATATACTCCGGCTTATCATCCAGCTTGCGGATGTAGTTATCTATGCCGTCACACATCGGGATGAAATCGCTTCTCTCGTTGTGTAGATTGATAGCTTCGCCTAGTTGCTCATAAATGCCTGTCAGGTCTGCGTATCTGGTCGAGCTATCAACGATTTTGAACGCAAGCTCTCTGGCTCTGGACAATGCTGCCTGTTCCTTGACGATTCTAGCCCATCCAAGCATCATGTCATGGGTGACGTTTCGGATGAACTCTGCGCCAAAGGCATCCAGGCATTCACCCATTGCTTTCTTGCAGTTATCGTACCGCCCCATGACTTCTACCGGGTTCCACTTGTCGTTGTGTTCCCAATAGCCACGAATGGCAGCGAATGTATCATGCAGTTCAGGGCAAAAATCGTCGATTTTAAGGTCTTGCAGCACATCGGCGTATTCCGAGAACGTGAGGACTGCTCCTAGCAGGACGTATTGGGTCTGATTTTCAATATTCAACGCAGAAAGTCTCCCTCGTCAGGCAATTCAGCCATCGTCTGCTGATAGCCACCGTTCCAGTCCTTCACATTACGCATCCAGTTCCGTGCAGCAGCTTTCCAGTCCTTCATAGGCGACTTGCCGACCTTCCAGCCATTTGCCGTGAAGTGGTCAAAAAACCGCTCTGCTTCTGATTCCATGTAGCCCTTGTCGGAAAAGTATTCTTTGGCTTGTTCGATAGTCGGAGCTTTGAAGCGTTTGACTTCGTTGGTATTTTTCTTTTCACATTTTTCTTTTTTATCAGATTCAGATACAGAATCAGATACAGATAAGGCATCGTTTGCATCCATTTGCATATTTTGCATACCAGCGTATGCGTTTGCATCATTGGTATGCGTTTGTATGCACTTGCATTTTTCACCGTTCCAACGTTTATTTGCACTCCGTCTGTTTTTCTCGATTCGCTCCTGTCTTTTCTGCACGTTCATATCATCAAACGCTTTAACGACTTTCCAGAGCATCCGCATAGCACGATCGTTGTCGTATGCTGGCTCAAGTCCAGTCTCAACATACTGTGCGTAGTTGCGGATGAATGCTCCAAATTCCTCGTCTGTCAGCTCGTCCATCGCATGAACGTGTTCTAACAGAAGAATCATTGATGTTCTCGGCTTGTGTTCCTGCTCCATACTCAATCCTCTTTGTAGCGTTTGTTCCATGCTTCGATGAGGTCGGCTTTGATTCTTTCCTTGTCTTTTTCAGAGGAATCATAGTTGTAAGTTTTGCTTTCCATGATAACATAGCAGTTGCACCTATTTTCTTTGTCTCCTCTCGTAACATACATCCATCGTGTTTTATGGTAGCCACCCTCTGTAATGGTAACTTCTCCACCACAAAACGGACATCTCTTGAGTTCTTCCATCTTTAATCCTCCTCAAAATGGGCACTCAGCGCCAGATTCACGTAGCCAACCTTCGCCCGGAATGTTGACTATCTCATAATACTGCCGTGCAACGTAGATTGTTTTCTGCCCGTCCTCAGCAATCAGGCCGACAATCAGATAGTTGCCAGCTGCCATAAAGAACCAAGGGTTGCTCTTGGAGGTCTCGCCCTTCATCCTGTTCACGGCTTTTTCAATATCCTTATCGGGGCAGTCTGGGTTGTCGTACGCAAAGAAATCCTCAGGAAATTTAAGTTTTTTCACTTTCTAAACCCCTCTCTCGTTCTCGTGATTCGCTTATGCGCCTTGACGGGCCTTGTGCCTTTGCCATACGCTGGGCGAATATGCTTCGCCTTGATGTACCCACAAGGCGTCTTCGGCCCAAAGTCGAAAAGGCTCAAGTCCATAATGATGATGCCAAACTTCTTGTTCGTCATGCTTACTGCTCCTTACGCATACCATTTCGGTGCTTCGTTAAAGATTTCCACACCTTCTGTAAAGCCAAGCCTATCTAAGGTTTCGCACATAATGTAATCCATCACGCCATGCACACGCTCCTCATCGTCTCCGTATACTCTGTACGCTTCTCGCATGGAAGCCGTAAACGAGTCAATCATATCTTGCGTAATAACGATATTGTTTTCCATAAGCCCTCCTATACCATCGGAAACGCCATCCAATGCGTCACAGTCACACCTTCCGGCAGTCTCTCGCCTATTTCGTCCCAAAACTGACCGTCTGCGTAACAGCCGAGAAAATACGCTGTCGGTGAGATTCATTGCAACATTTTTCCATTTTTATCACGCCACGTCGTTTTAGTCGCAAGCAACAAAGGCTGCGTCCGCTCTCGTGGCTGTTCGCTTGCTGGATGCCATATCGTGCTATTCACTCAATCGCCCTCCCATACGCCGTCAGGACGCATCTTTGCAAACGCCAGCAAACCATACAAAGCGCGTTTGGCGTTGCCCTCTGTGGCGTGCCAGTAGTCGCTATCGTCTACATCGTCACCTAGTGCGGAGATGGCCTTTTCAAGCATCGGGATGCTCTCTGCGCCTGTTTTGCCGTAGATGGAACGAATGCCGCCATCCCCAAACACTTCCGGTTGATAATAGAAGTGACCGTAATTATAGGTGACGTTGAGCCACAGTTCTTTCGTTCCGCCCATAGCGCGCATACCACCAGCGATAAAATGCGTACTATCTGCTTTGAGCGGTTTGTGCGTTACTGGGTCGCACAGTGAAATATCATAGCTCATTTTCTCTTTTCTCCCATTTTTTGCACACATCTTCCGGGTCTGTAAAATCAGCTCTGCGCTCCGACAGGCCGTTGTAACAGACCCAAGAAAAGCTATCGTGCCATTTACAGGTGGAGCAGGACTTGTCCACGGTACGACAGAGAAGCTTTCCTTTACTACCCAGCAGAACACCGTTGCCGAGCCTCATCCCATCACTCCTATTTTCCAGTTCAAGCCTATGCTTCCTGATTTTCTCCCCTGTTGTCATACTCTTCCAGTTCCTTTCTGATTTGCTGGCGTTCAATCTGCTTTAGTCTCGCCTTTGCCAGCTTGCGATTGTCGGCCTTTCGGATAGCCCAGTTATTGCGGTGGTTTGCCCACGCTGCAAATTGATGGCTAAACTCGCTTTGGTCGTACCAGCCCTTGCCAATAAGCCCTTTATAGGTCTGCTGACGTTTCATCTTTCTTCTCCCATTCCTTGCATCCACGTTCATCCCACACGAAGTCTGCAACGTGTTCTGACTGGTCGTTCACGCACACGCCCTCCGGCTCTGCGTACCATTTGCAAGAGCCACAGGACGGCTCGGATTTGTTCTTACAGGATTCTGCCGTGCATCGGATAGCCTTACCAGCGGAGAACCGCTTGATGCCCATGCAAGAGCAATGTTCGGTGGTGCGGTAGATCATTCCTGCTTCCTCCATCCAATAAAATCACACAATCCAATTGTTTGAGAGTCACAACGATGCGTATATTTAACGGTTGGCAAATCGAACCCTGTAAGGTTGTTGCAAACAGTATTCGAGCTAAAAAGTTCGTCAAAGGTATTATCATAGATTTTTGCGCTCTCGGCGTTGTAGATAACCATACCACATTGCTTGCAACGCCAAACGGAACATCTTTTCATTCTTTCGCCTCCCATCCTATCAGCTCACAAATGCCAATGTTGTTATTCTAGCAATGGTGAATCCAACTGTTCTCAAACGCAAACAGAGTAATGCTTTCTGCTGATAAGATACGTTTAATCTGTCCAGTTCTAAGCACTTCAATGTCCTTTGCAATGATTTCTTGACCGCACCGCTTGCATCGGTAGATTCTGTAATCTTTCATCTTCTCTGCTCTCTCTTGCCTCTGTTGAACCGCCCGATCACTCGCTTATATTCTGCATAGCACTCCGGGCATAGGTCGCCTGTGTCCCTGCGCCATCCCCAACCTTTTAACAGCTCATCTTCGTCATAGGTATAGTATTCTAGATTATATCCGCAGCGGTCGCATACTCGCTTGTGGTAGATTCCTCTGTCAGTCTGCATTAGTCGTCCTCCTCAAAACCCGGCGCTACCCTTGCAATATATTCAGTCTCGGAGCCTTCTGGAAATGGAAGTTTAAGGCTTCCACCAATCGGCTGGTTATGCAAAGGGTATATGTCGAGACCGTTCATTGCGACTTTCGCTGCTTCTTTTTGAGTAGAAGCATGAACAAGTAAATATCCACGTTCTCTCCATTCAACAGGCACTTTATACAATCCCATGTTAATCATCCTCCCCCAACATCCTTGAACAGGATTTCTTTGTCAGTTTTCCAGTCTTTGATTTTGCACGGAATATCCGTGCCCGGCACGGTCTTTTTCAGTCCATCCATCTGCCAGATGTTCCATGAGATGATAGCAGCCATGTTGCGAACCTTCCCAGCGTCAGGCTCTATGCCAAACAGCCACTTAAAGTTCTCTCGCCATGTCAGGAGCATATTTGCTCTTGCAAGCAACAGGCTGTCACCCTGCCACTCATAGCCGTATGTAGTCGTCGCTGCGTCCTCTGCCACATCGTGCCATGTCCAGACATTCCAATCAAACCAGTTGTTTACACATTTCAGTTTGCGGTCAAACAGTCCTTTCCGCCTTGGTACTGGAATCTTTTTGCCTGTTACCGTGTCGTATCGGTTCACAAGGAATGGTGCTTCTCCGCAGGTGATTTCAAGGACTGTCGAATGGATGTACTTGATAGGCTCTTTCTTCATATCGGGCATCGCAGCGTTTTCTTCGCCCATGTCTATCATCTTTTCGCAGACCAAAGAAGGAGTGAAAACCTCTGCTTTTGCTTTGGTTCTCTTCTTTTGCTCATCCAGACGCTTGAGAACTCGTGGCACTGGCGGGCATTTCTTGATTTGTTCTAACGTTATTTCATCCGCAAAGCCCGCACCCAGTTCAGGCGGTGGCTCTGTCGCCCAGATGATGTTTTTGCCGGTCGTACGGTCTTTCAGCAAGATAAACAGCGCCGCTGACAGAATTGGGTCGGAGAAATCAACCAACCGTTGTTTCATTTTCCGCTACCTCTCTGTACTCCACGTCAATCCCCTTCGGCAAAGCCGTCTGGTACTTCTGGGCAAGCTGCTCTGCGCTCTGGGCATCGCCCAACGGCTGTTCAGGCGGTGCAACGGTGACTTCCACGTTGTCACGCATACCAAAGTAGTTCTTGGCTCGGAAAATCCACTCTGCCGGGTTCTCCTGACCGTACATACCGTTGTATGCCCACATGGACTGCATTTGTAGAATCAGCTTCAAGATGTACTTCTGCTGCAAGCTGTCATCACGGCGCTTGCCTGTCATAATCTGTCTCAGGCTAGGCCATTCGATGCCCAGCACCAGCGCAATCCATTCCACAACAGGGGAGATTCTGGCTTCGATGCAAGCGTCAAAAAAGAAGTCAAGGCGTTGCTGCACTTCAATGGGGTTGTTCATGTCCACACTCGGAAGGTCGCCAAAATACTTTGCCGCAATCATGCCGACAACTTTCTTGTCCTCTTCATCGCCGATTCTTGACTGCAAATCCCCTGTGTTCATCATCTTCAGCTTCTCGATAGCCAACGCCTGTTGCTCCTTTACCTTCTTACTGACCTGTGAACGGATGCTTTTGTTCTTGTTGAGGTTCTGTATACGCTTCTTCTCTCGCTCTTTCTCACGCTTTGCAGCGGCTTGTTCTTTCGCCTTTTGCGCTCGCTTCTCACGCTTTTTCTTTTCGGCTTCGGTCAGCGGCGGCCTGCCACGACCACGCTTCGGGGGTGTTGCCAAGAGTTTTCACCTCTTCATTTTCGTTTCGATTTTATCCAGCTCAGTTGCAATCCACCAGATGGAGCAGCAGTTGTCTAACTGCCGCCACCAAGCGCACTTTTCTTTCTCACAGATGCACCGACCAAGCGGGTTGCTAGTTAGCTTCATCGGACAGTAAAGTTCATTGTCCATTAGTACTCCTTTTCGATATGAGCCCTTGCAACGCTGACCATCGCATCATCGGAACAGCCCATAACCCTACCGTGACGGAGCGACACGCAATTATACGTTACTCCTGCGCTAACAAAGGATGCGCCCATAATATTGTTTGTTTTCATCAAGAGTTCACCGTTGTAGTAAAACGGTTCCCCTTCCTTGAGCGAAGCAAAACGAACTCTCTTCTTGTCACGCTCTCCACGAATTTCCATACTTACCTCCACTCCATCACAGCAGCCGTACAAACGGCCAGACACACGTTGATAAACAGCCAGACAAGCATTGCCTGCTGTTCTTCAAACAGGTTGTTTGCCATGTTCTTGATTGTCCGTTCAGACTGAACTACTACCGCCAGCAGGACTAGGCAGACCAGCCAGCGGGTTACAAATTCAAACATTGTTAGCTCCACCTTTCCCTCAACTCTTTTTCGACCTGTTCTGACTTTGCGGTGATGTAATCCGCAAACTCGTCAGGGGTCATGTCCTCTTCTTTGAACTTGCCAACCATCTCCCAATACCTGTCACCAATGCGGATGATTTTCTGCACCTGTTCATCGGTCAGGTCTGCATCACACCGAAGATTCTGAATCAGTGCGCCCCATGTGGCGGCGATGCCATCAAGAGCCATGTGAAAGCCGTACAACTGGTTCTGTCGTGCGATTTTGCGGAGATTGGCTGACATTGCTTGTTTGCCATTCGAGGGGCGGTTTTTGCACTTATTCATCCGACTGCTCCTTGTCGGTGGAAAGTTCAAACGTGACTTTTAGCGTTTTTCCACCACGGACTTCCCATGCCTTTTGAATTTCGGTCTTGTTGTCACGCATCATTTCCGTGATGAAATACCCCATGACCGCCGTAATCGCTTCATCGGTCACATCTGACTTGTTGCGCCACATCTTCAAGCCATCTTTTCGAGGCGGTGCCATCGTTCCTGCATAGATGTTTCCAAACATCCCACATCCAACATGATATTCAGCCATTTTTATTCTCCTTTGCTTCAAGGCGAGAGAGCCAGCGGTCATACTTTTTATGCCTAATCGTTATTGCGTTCGTGGTGAATTTGTGAAATACAAAGTCGTCATCGCTACAATAAGCGTTAATGCAATTTAGCACATCCGCAAATTCTTCTAAGATATTGTATCTACATTCTCCAATATCTTTCGGTGTCGGGTTCGTACCGTCCAGCGCCTGGCGCAGCTTCAATGCAGCCTGTGCCAACTCGGATGCTTCTTCTGCCAACTGCGCCAAGATTTCCGTCTCGGGCAGGATGTCTGAAACTTTCTTACTCACTTCTGTTCTCCTTTCAGCCAGTCGTTCAGCTTTGCCATGCAAGAGGGGCAAAGAACGAACGACCTATCTGGCGAACATTCATAGCCGCGTTCTTTGATTTTCACTTTTCGGATTCCGTTCACTTCGTCGTGCCACGAAAAACACTCTCCGCATCGGTCGCAAATCTCAAACTCAATTTCCATGTTTTCAGCCTCCCATTAGCGGGTCTACGCACTCCCAACGGTAATCGTCAAATCGGATTTCACGATTGATGGTTGTTTCGCCTTTAATGACTTCCATCTCTTGATTTACGCATCCACTACTTTCAAATCCATAGAATCTGAAATCCAACCGATACTTTTTAGACATTTCTTCGTATGGCTCAGGTTGCATCGACCATGCGGCCATGACAGGAAGAACAAGAATTGTGCTGTCGCCATCAGAAATCTGTTCAGTGTAGAACTTTTCGACGAAGTTCTTCATAGTACCCTCGATGTAAGCGGTGTCTTTCACGTTGATGTAGAATGTCTCATCATCGTAAGAGAGCAATGCTCCATCATGGATTTTGTTGTAGACCCACTCTCCATTCGGAAACTTGTTTTTGTTGAAATAGGGGCGGTCATAAACAGTCACGCAATCCGTAAACCAGCGCACGATGTTTTCTGGATTCCCACGGACTTTGAGTTTTCCTTCACACCAATTTGGCATTCTTTTCCTCCAATCTCTTTAGCAACCCGTCCACGTCATACCGCCAATGGACACGCAGCCTTTTTGCTTTTACCTCTATCCCCTCTTGCTCTGCCCACTGCCAAGGGATGCTCTTCCGGCTCTCGTTGTAACGAAACGCCAGAACCTTGCTGGCAGGGATTGCAAAAGTGCGGTTGACCGCCCTGTAATTGACTATCACATGAGCGGTCTGACCGCTGTACCCAATCGCATCCACCATGTCAGTGATGTGCTTTTCCTTGCGGTATTTGCACTTTGCCTTGTCGTACTTGCCGAACACCTTTTCCAGAGGGATAGAGGGCGTTTCGATGGTTTTCAGTTCAAACAGATGGTTCATCGGGTATCGGTACACAAGGAAGTCGCAGATGTTGTCGATGGAAAAGGACAGGTTCTCGTTGCCGCCGTAGTAGGTAGCAGCGCTGTCCTTTAGCCGGTAGCACCACGCATCGGATGGAACGGATGCTTTGAAGTCTGCTTCAAACTGCTTGCCAGTGTTCATGCGTTGTCTCCCGGAATTTCAGGAATCGGCATCCAGAACTTGATAAATCCTCGCCTTTCCTCGTCTACCCATCGACCATCTTTGAACTCCCTTGTTGCGATGCAGTTTTCAAACCACGAATCATAAACTCCAATATAGAATCCGTCTTTAGGTGGAAGCTCTTTTTTTGCATCACGCCAAAACAGGTTTCCCTTTGGAATTTCAATTTCAGGCTCGCTATCAATCAGGCTAAGCACATCGCCAACCGTGTTAAGCTGACCGATAGATAGCGAAAATTCAAGTATACTTTTTAAGCTGGTCGCATCAATGGGTCTAACCACTGCTGGAATTTTCATCCTCGTTCACCTCTAAGCCCACGAAACATGAGTTGCCTCGTCAGCGGGCTTTTCCATTTCTTTCATGATTCGCTTGTGTTCCTTGACCGTCATGTTATTCGGTACAAAGCACTCGTCTATATGTTTGAACGGACGCATACAATGTTTTATAGTATCTTGTGCTTCTTTTCGTGCCTTTTCGGCGCACATTTCGATGTAATCATCTTCAGTCATGTTGTAATCGGTAATGCAATCTACAACCGAAGAAAACCTGCACAACAGGCCATTAGGCTGTCTTGCAATAAAAGCTCCCATTTATCTTTCACCTCTAAATTCGCTTCCGAGATACCGCTTCTTGCCACGTTCCCGGTGCTTGTCCTCGCAGTTGCGGTGGTACACGCTCTGGCTGTGGTTCAGCTCATGCACGAATGCCTTGCGCTCCTCGAAGTCTTTCTTCTCTGCCTTGTACTTCTCGCAAGTGTCGTGGCAAGCTGTGCAGCGTGATGTGCAGTTGAGACAACAGGTAATCGTTCTTCGCCAAATCTCCTTTTTGTAACGGCAATGGGAAACTCTTCGATTTCGGAAGCCCATCGCGCCGTACCGTTTCCATAGGTCTTTTGCCAGACAAGTGGGAAGCCACCTATACCGTCAAACAGACTGCCCAACGTGGCATTTGTACTTAAATAGGGCTTCATCTTCTGTGCAATCCAGAACCACTGCGGTAGAGCAATGCTGTTTCCGAGTGCTTTGTAACGTGGTGTGTCAGCGTACTTGTGCTTCTTGCCTTTGGTGTCTGTCCACTCACCAATGTCCGTCCATCCGTCCGGGTAGCCTTGCAGACGTTCGCATTCAACAGGGGTCAATCGGCGGACAATCCAGCGGATGGCTTTCTCTGCAATCAGACACTCGCTGCCATTGCCGATGTTCCCGGCTTTTGCTTTCAAGGTTGAGCATTTGTCGCTTTCCTTGTAGTGACTGAAAGACTGTTCGTTGAAGGTCTTGCGTTCGATTGCAATGGCCGTGTAATCTGTGATTCTGTTTTCGTGGTCGCCTGTTATGGTCGGACAAGTTCTGCCATCGCCATTTCCGCGAGCATCATAAACAACAGGCTGAAACAATGTCTGGTCTTGGAGTGTTGAAAGCGTTGCGCTTTTTTCGGTTTGTACCAGCGCACCTTTACCGCCACCAGCGCATCCACTACGGATTTTCAGGGTGTAGGAATTGCCCCCCCTATCACGTCCATAAGGGCTTGTCTGAGAACTTCCGGGAGTGGCTTCCCACGCCTTGATGCTCTCGTCAGGATTCCCTGACAGGCTCGTGCGCTCAAATAGTATTTCTGGGGCACGTTGCCCTCCAAAATCCACGACAAGAGCGATTCTCTTTCGGCGTTGGGGGACTCCCCAATATTGAGCGTCAAGCTGTCGCCAAGCCAAAGACCATCCGTTTCCGGCGATTGCTCCGGCTTTGCTCCATCTGCCCCCCCTACCCGAAGGTCTAGGAATTGAAACGTCTGGTTGTTCCACGCGGGCAAGTTCTTCCAGCACGGCTCTGAAATCTTCTCCTCCGTTGGAACTGAATGCTCCTGGCACGTTTTCCCAAACAGCGAAAGTTGGATACATTCCATTGGTGGCTGTCCTCATTTCCTTAATGATTCTTGCGGCATCCAAAAACAACACGGAACGGTCGTCGTCAAATCCAAGCCTTTTCCCCGCCATAGACAAGCCCTGACAAGGGCTGCCGAACGTGATGCAATCCACAGGCTCTATCTGGTCGCCGTGAATCTTTGTAATGTCGCCCAAGTGCTTCATCTTTCCAAACGCCCGTCCAGCCAGATAGCGCAGCTCTTATATAAGGTAGGCGGTCGATGCCTTACAGGTCAAAATGGAAAGTCATCCACGTTGTCCTCAATCACGGCAAAGTCGCCAGTGTCAGGCGCAGAGCCAGACCCACCAGACAGCGTTTTCTTCGGCCTGACTTCATAATCGCCGGAACGAATCTTGTCCACGCTGGTAAAGCGGTCAACGACCAGCTTTGTTTTGATGTTGCCATCGTTGCCCATGTACTCTTCCTCACGAAGAACCACGCCGACCAGCTTGCCACGCAGGGTCTTTTCATCGTTGTTGAACTTATAGCCGGGATTGGACTGCTCCACAGCGGTGATAAAGCCCTTGAAGAAGGGCAGCGCCTTTTCTTTGTAGCTCTTGATGGTCTTTCCACCCCATGCCCACTCGCCCGGATTCAGCTTGCCACGCTCGATAAGGGAAGCGGTCTGCTCGCGCCAGTATCCCTTGAACTCACCCTCTGCGACTTCCCACTCGATGTTCAGGCGCTCCTTTTCAGGCTCGTCCGTTGCCTTGCAGATACCGGCAACATAGCCGCCAACAGGCAGGTCGCGGCGCTCGGTTGCTTCCTGTACGTCATTCCAGTTAATGTTCTTCATCTGTTACTCTCCTTTGTTATCCGGCTGAACCGGGATGTTGTAATACTCACGGATGGTCTTGTCTACGGCGGCGAGGTCGTTCTCGATCAGCGCATCGTTGAACATTCCCAGAGGGGTTTTCACGGTGTCCATCCCATCGTTGCGAGTGCTGAACAGGTATCGCCCATCCTGCACAACGGTTTTCAGAACGATGGTAAAGTACCCTTCCACGCAGACCTTCTCGTCCAACAGCTTGCCAATGGTCTTGAATTTCTCGCCGCCATCGCCGTCACGCTCGCTGTGTCCGAAGAAATAGACCACCACATCGTCCGGCAGCTCCTTCGCCCGCATCAGCAAGGCATTGAAGTTAGCTGCCATGTCGGTAAACTTCTGGTATCCAGCGACTTTTGCGTTCCGCATGAACTCGCCGGTCATAAGATAGGTGGCATCGTCAATGACGATGGACTTGCGCTTGGTGCTGTGGATTGCGGCATCAATCTTGTCGTAGTTGTTGGTGATATAGGTTTTCATGTTGCTGCGGAACGGCAGCGGTTTGCCAAGCACGTTGATAACCGCAACCTGTTCCGGGTCAAAGTTCCGAAGCGAAGCGGATTTTCCGCTGCCGGAATGGCCATAAACCATTACTAATACTGCCATTTTTCTTTCCTTTCTTTGGCTTCATTAGGCTTCATTGTTCTCACTTCGGCTTAACTTGGCTGTATAAAATCAACCAGCCATCAGTTCTGCCAACTGTGCACGGAGGTCTTTCAGCTCTGCTTCCCTGTCATCAATCTCGGACTGCAAGTCCTCAATCGCTGCCAGCCGGTCAGCTTCTTTCGCTTCTGCCATCTGCTCGTTGGTCATAAAATACACGCCGTCCTCCGGCTCTGTCACGCCACCGAATCTGTCAAGGTTAATCATCTTTGGGTCTCCCTCTCTTGCGCTCCTCTTTGATTTGCAGTGCACTGTACCACTGGTCTTTGTCAATTTCGATGGTAGACCACCGATGGCTACAGGAAATACACTTCTTACGGCGAACGATGCTATCGTGGTCAGACCGGCTGTCAACCGTTGTGATGTTGTCGCTGCCGCACACTGGGCATTTCATTGTGCGTCCCTCCACTTGTTGGTATGAGCGGGAATGCGGTTTAACTTCCCCATCCTTTCGTTATCTTCATGCTCTTTTTCCGCGCTCACTCCAAGCGCGCACAAAACCAGAGCGGTGGCTAGTAACATCAGTGAAACAAATGCCCATACAAGCATCTGTACTGTAGTCTCGCATCCATTTATTGTATCGCCACAGCTAACGGCTACGATTGCAGCGACGATACCAAGTATGGTAAGCACGTTTCCTTTTACGGTTTTCATTTTGTCCCTTCTTTCAGAATGATATCGAATAAAAATGGTTTGCTTGCATCGATTATAACTATTGCGTTTAGCACTTGAGCTATTTTTGCAAGCGTATCAGCCTTAACGCCCGTCTTGTACGGCGCTTTATTCGGACTTGTTATGTTGTATATCGTTGGGGCTGACACTCCGCTTCTGCGGATAAGTTCCGACGCCTTCATATCACGTTCTTCAAGAGCGGCTTCCAGCGTCATGCCTTTTCATCTGTGTCCTTTGGTTCTCTGCGTCTAAAAATCCAACCGGTTGTCATCAAAGCGCCAACACCTATGATGTACCATGTCGCCTTAGCTCCGACTAAAAGCTCGATGTGATGCACCAGCCAGAAGTTCAGCAGAAACACTGCGAGAATAAACGCTAAGACAATGCCCCAGATCAGGGCGATTTCTACGAATACTTTCATCTTTATCCTTTCTTTGAATGCGTTCCAACCGTTCCTTCTCACGGCTGTGCCAGCGGATTTCACGCTTGCCATAATATTTACCATTCATAAGTCAGTTCCCCTGTTGCAAGCATCCTCGATACCTCACCGTAATGCTTGCCCATTTTATCAGCAAGTGCTTGAACTTGCCCTACGGATGGAATCTTTTTTTCTTCCAATGCTTTCTCGTTTAAGGCTCGTTCTCTTCGCATACTCTGATGTTCCGCAATACTTGCAAAGGCTGCATCTTTCGCGCAATCTTTGTGGTATTTTTGTGCCGCAGACATTTTAATCATTGGCTTACCACACCATTGGCATACGGTTTTTACTGGAGTGAACCCACGTCCTGAACTCAATGCTTTACGTCTCGCGCGCTTTTGCTCACACGAGACATCTCTTTTACATTGTGTGCAATATTTTTTGCGTGGGTTTACCCTACCCAAAAAAGCTCCGCAGCGCTCGCAATATTTAATCTCCATCTTCATTCGGTTTACCTGCCTTTTTTGCTTCCCGATTGTGACGTTCAAAGCACTGGTTGATGGACTTCTCCATCCAAAGAAACTTGTTGGCATCGTTTCGGGACACGCCAGCAGCCATTGCCAGCTTCAGTTTGCGTTTTCGGCTTTGCGCCTTGCGAAAATTCGTCACCAGCACTCACCAGCCTTGTCTGTGATGAACTTCGGGACTTCCCGACCTGTGGCAATGCACAGCGCAACCAGCTTTTCGACCCAGATGTCGTACAGGTTTTCTTTTGGCATATAGCACTGGCCAACACAAGGCTCATTAAAGCTTTTCCAGATCGTCAGGCCGACAGCGCCATCCGTAACCGTCCATATCATACTGTAACCATCATTGCACAGGTTGTACAAAATGTCTCGTGCTTTGCTTTTTGCTTCGTTGAGTTCAAAATCTTCCCAGTGCTTTTTGTTCTGCTCGTAGGCTTCCACAGCCTTGTCAATAGCGTGTCTAGCATCGTCTGGGTGCTCGAGGTCCACCTTCAATGTCAAAATCTGTTCCATGTTCAGCCTTCCTTCTGTTCAATCTCAAGAATCTTGCAGATGCTCTGGATAATCTTCTCCGGCTTTCGCTCACCACGAAGGATCTTGTAGAGGTACGAATCATCAAGGAACAATCCAGTATCGCTTTGAACCGCCTGAATCAGCTCCGTTTGCTTCATACCTCGCTGCAACAGCTTCATCTTCACTTCCAGCTCAAAGCCAGAACGGAAGTTTTCTTTCAAAATTCCACCTCCAGATGCTAAAATCTATTGACAAGTACGGAAAACTGTACTAATATAAGGGTGTAGAGAGTTTATATTGTACAGCGTTCTGTACTGCTCATGTCTGTATTATAGTACAGACTTCTGTACAAGTCAACTCTTTTGTACAAAATTCTGTGCATTTGTATACTTGCACAAATATTGGAGTGTTCTTATGTCGGACTTGTACAGCAACATCCATGCACTCTGCGAAAAAGAGGGCATCAAAGACGGAACCCTTTGTTCCAACATCGGGATTCGCCGTAGTTTTCTTTCTGAGCTGAAAGCCGGGAGAACCAAGAGCCTGTCCACAGAGGTTCTTTCTAAAATCGCAGCCTACTTCAACGTATCGGTAGACTACCTTCTCACTGGCGAACAAAAAGAAAATCCGCCCAAGCAGCCGCAAAGCGAAGTCGATGCAGCAGTGGAACGGATTAGAAAAAAGCTTGAATCTATGCCGAAGGAACAGCGTGAAGCTCTGATGAATCTGATCGAGAAGATGTAACGTTCATACCCGGTAAAATAAGAACCCCTTGTGCCGGGCTGGTATAGCTCTGCGCAAGGGGTTTTCTGTTATTCCAGGTCTAAGGCTTGCTCTGCTGCCGGAATCTTATCAGGGTGTTCCAACAGCCATGCGATAAACCTGTCAATCTTAGCTCTTTCTTGTTCGCTCATTGCAGCATATCCTCCCGATCAGTAAATACGAATGTTCATTTGATATGATTATACATCTTTTGGTTGTGTAGTCAATATAATTTGAACAACTTCGCAAAAATCGAATGTTTTCTTCACATCCGTTACTTTTCATCAGGGAAGCCACGAGCGTTCAAGTCAAAAGGGACAACGCCTATCCATCTTTCCTCCAATCACAGCTCTACGAGCTGTCCGTCAATGCGTTCGATGTTGTCTGCCGGGTCGCGTCCATCATCTAAGGCGGCTACGGCACGTTCTAGGATGCCTTTTGCTTCGAGGTAAGCATCTTTATCAGCTTCGTACCCAGAAAGGCTCAGGACAAGCTCCAGCGTCCGTCTACGAGCGTATGGAATAATCAGAGCATCTACGGTTCGGTTCATTAACTTTCCTCCCATGGTTCAGGTGTGTGTGGCTGCCCATCGGTAACGCTGGCAGGCATTCCATCGATGATCGGCATACGTTCATGGTTCCAGATTACAGTTTCTTTCATTTTGTGTTTCCTTTCTATTTGGAATTTTTTGACAATACAGTTATACCACATCTCGCTGTTTCAATGAAACAGCGACTTTTTTCAATTATTGTTTCACATTTTGAACAATATATCAGTTGAATTTCTTTGATTTTGTATCATTTTGTCGAAAGAGGGGTATTTATGGATGATTATAGGATACGAGTGGCAAAAGCGTTAGAGATGGCAAGAGCAGAATCTGGGCTTAGCCAACAGAAGCTTGCGGACAAAATGGGTATAGGCCGAACATCCATTTTTCGTTATGAGCAAGGGACAATGACCCCAGATGCTTCTACTATCATAAAATGGTTTGTGTGCTGCGGTGTTGCGGCCAAGCCGTACATAGACACTTGTTTGCATCCCGGATTATTGGAAAGTCTGGCTGGCGATGCCAGCACCGAGAGAAAGAGGAATGCACTGATAGAGCATATCAAAGAAGCCCATCCGCAAGAAATTGACCTACTGTGCTATCTGATCTATGGCAATCACGGCTCAGATTACCTTGCCGTTCTATGCGAAATGGTAGCCAACCTTCACACGACTTTGCGTGATCGTGTATCCGTCTGCCGCACTGTCACAGGCCATTATGAAATGGCGCAGGCCACCAAAACCGACCCAGACCCAGACGGAACACAGCCCAATATGCAGATTTTGTATCAGGCACAGGACTGTGGGGAAGCTGCGGCCATGAAACGAAATGATTCTTATACCATCAACGAAGAAAACATTTTGCGCTGATTGTCGAATTATCGCAGTTTTTGAAGAACATTTTGTCCACGTTCATCCACTTTTTGTACACCTATCGGGCAAATCCACCTTGTCATTCCGTCCCCCATAGGCTGTAAATCGACAACATTTGCGCGGAATAAATAACGAATTAATGTCAATCTGTTGTTTATGATTGGGCGGCTTGTCAATCTGTCCCCCATAGTGCAGATTAGGTATACCTTTCCATCCACTTTTTGTACACCTATCCGCAATCCGTCCACGTTTAATGTGACTAACGATGTACAGCTTCTTTCCGGCTACAGTCTTATTTAGCAAATGCAGAGTTCAGTTATTCACAAACCGGAATGGAAAATAAAGAAATTGTTGAAAATTATCGTCATCGCCTATTTAACGATGATATTTAACCTCTTGTTTATTTCTTGTTTAATATATAATAGGTAGATGGGGGACGAAATGACAAAGCATGGGGGACGTTTTGACAAGTCATGGGGGACGTTTTGACAAAGGCATGGGGGACAAAAAGCCAAGCCATGGGGGACAAAAATCGTTGACACGTCCCCCGAGATGTGGTATAATCATGTCAGCATAAGGAGGCGTGAATTATGAAAAAATATTTTCTGATTGGTGAGGACATCGATCGCACCGAAATCACCCCAGAGGAAGCTACGCAACGTCAATTCGATGGGGACTATCGGGTTGTTGTTGAAGATGACGAACCTGCCGTCAAGGTTGACCCTGTTGCGGTCAGTGCGACAGCGGAGCCGGATTGGGAGCCGTTTGCGTTCCCGGAAAAGCCCGGCTATCGTCTGACTGGGCATATCATCACCCGGTACGACAACGAGGGACTGTCTGACCGTATGGATTCCGTCCCTGCTGATGCCATCAAAACGGAGGAACAAAACCGGTGGAGTTGGAAAGTTGGGCTTTGCCACTACTCCATCATTGCCAGCCCTGTGTATGACATTATTGCCACCGAAGCCTGCGGTGGTTGCGAAGGGTGCAAACGCATGACCTGCCCCCGCCGTCAGAACGGCGTAAAGTGCCGTAATTATAGGGCATAAGGAGGAACGGATGCCAAAAATATCAGACAATAACCTTGTCGAGAAAAGCAAATCCCTTGTTTGGGCGAAGTTCAGGGATTACACGGCAGGAGAGCTTCGGTTGCTAGAGGTTTACTTGTCAAGAATAAATCCGAGAGACCCAAACAGCAGCCGTGTGGAGTTCACTTTGGCAGAGTACAGAGACCTGCTGGGGTTAAAAAGCCTTGATGCACGAAGGATTGAGCCGCAGATCAAGCACTTTCTGGGCAATACGGTGTCGATTCCCATTGACAAAGAGAAGGGCACGTTTGAGAGCTTTGTCTTGTTTACAAGGGCAAAACTGGACTATGTGCCAGAAACAAGGTCTTATGTTGTGGCAATCACTTGCAACCCTGACCTTCGCCCTATTTTCTTTGACATTGCTGAAAGCGGCTATGTTCGGTATCGGCTGCGTTACACGTCAAGAATGAAGTCTCAATACAGCATTTTGCTTTATTCGATTCTTCGGGACTGGTTGAACATGGACAGCAAGCCGCATGAAATCAGTCTGAAAAAGCTGAGAGAACAGCTCGGTGCGATGGAAGCAAGCTACGATGTTTACAAGAATCTCCGCAAACGAGTGCTTGACGTTGCAGTAGATGAAATCAATGCCGTGTCTGACATCGTAGTGACCTATGAACCGGTTCTTGTGGCACGAAAGGCTGTGGCGGTCAAGTTCAAGCCCAAAATTAAAGCGTCTGAGACGCTGATTGAAGCTCAGGCAAGCGAAGTGCCGGTAGAACCTCAAAAAGCCGTGAGAAAGCCCCGTAGAAGCGGATACGATGATTTTGATTGGTCTGTGTGTGACGAATTGGAAAAGCAGGACTGCATTGACGTGGCGAAGGTAGTTGAGAAGTGGATGAAGAAAGAGCATCCAGAAATCAAGCTGCCGAGACGCAGAGAAGCGGTTTACGACACGGTGAAGGCGGCGTATAAGGACATCTTGTCTTTGGACAGGTCTCCGTTCCCTGACAGACCTGTTGGCTATCTGATTAGAAGCGTAGACAAAGCGGGTATTGTAGACAAGTATATGCCTGCGTTTTATTCCATTGAAGCGCTTAACAGCAAATAAAGAAAGAGTGATAAAATGGCAAAAATCATAGCCGTCGCCAACCAGAAGGGCGGCACAGGAAAGACTACCACAAGCACCTGTCTGGCTGGTGCATTGCAGTTGCTTGGCAAGAAGGTATTGCTGGTGGACTGCGACGCTCAATGTAACGCAACGGACACCTACGGCGCGCAGACAGAGGATGTATGTACCCTGTTCGATGTGATGACCCGGCAAGGCACGGTCGAAGAAGGAATCCAGCACTGTGAAGCTGGTGACATTCTGCCGTCCGACAGTGCACTGAAGGACATTGACGAACAGCTTGTCCGGGACATGGGCAAGAACTTCCGGCTACGGGAAGCCCTTGAAAGCGTGTCTGAGCAGTACGATTACATTGTGCTGGACACTCCCCCGCAGCTTGGTCTTGCGCTTGTGAACGCGCTGATCGCCGCCAACAGCATCATCGTCCCCATCACAGCCGACCGATACGCACTGGCTGGTTTGAGCCAGCTTTCGCAGACCATCGGCGATGTTCGCAGATACTTCAATCCGACTTTGAAGATTGAAGGTCTGCTTCTGAACCAGTACAAGAGCCGTGAGAACCTGTCCAAAGAGGTTGTTGAGCAGCTTCCTGTGATTGCACAGAGCATGGGAACAACGCTTCTGGATGTGAAGATTAGACCGTCTATGGGCGTTCGTAAGGCGCAGGCAGAACGGCACAGCCTGTTTAGCGGTGACACGGCGAAGAGCACCAGTGCAGAGGACTTTAAGGCGTTGGCGCAGATGATTGCGGAGGGAAAATAAAAATGGCTAAAAAGAAAACTGAAAATGTTGTGCGTCCAATTGCACATTGGGAACAAGCAAATTACAGCTATATGGACTTAGACAACGGCGGCGTACGAGTAAAAGTGGACGGTATTGGTTGCTCAAACTGCATGGCGAAGTTTAGGAAAAATTTTATGTGGGCAATCAATTTCTGCCCTAATTGTGGAGCGCGAATGGAGGCTGTAGAAGAATGAAATCAACCAGCAAAAAATCCTCAGGCTTGCTTGGCGGGTTTGATTTTCAGCCTATTTTTTCGGAGCAGACATTAAGCCGAAGCGAGCCAAAGGAAGAAGAAGTAAGCCAAGCAAAGCCGAACGAAGCCGAGCAAGCACAGATTAAGCCTAGTGAAGCCACAGACAGCCATGCACAGCCTGATGAAGAACAGTTAATCAGCATTAAGCCAAAGCAAGCCAAAGACAGCGAAACACAGCCAAATAATGCCGTGGTAAGCGAAAGTAAGCCAAAGAAGCTGAAACAGGCGAAGGAGGTTCAACGTCTTATCGAACAAGGCAATGTTCCCGGTGCGTTAGCCGAATCTGGCTTGACAAAGAAAAAAATCCCGATGCCGGAATCGCATCAAGGCGTTGCAAGCGGTGACGGCAAGCGTTCAAAGCGCATTACCATCCTTATGAGCGAGGAAGAGCGCAAGTACATCAACCGTGAAGCAAGGCGACACGGAATGACGATTGGACAGTTCGTGTACGCTCTGGCTGTTGCGGCAGCAGATGGAAAGATTGAACTGGAAGATTTTTTGGAGGATTGACAATATGAAAAAGTTCGTTGTTCTTTTTGAAGGTTGGAATGATAAGCACGACCACGAATGTATGTGTTATGTTGTTGATGTGGATGATGACTTTGAAAGCATTTTGAGTGTTGAAGAACAAACAGAGAGGATGGCTCGAAATGAATATCCTCATCTGAAAAATTTTGAGACGCTTTACATCAAAGAACTGCTTAACAGATAAAACTAGGATTTAGGAGGAAATAGTTATGCCGAGAAGGAAAACGGTAGAAGCAATGCAATTAACGCCGAAAGAAGTAGCTCGTAAGTCGCCTGCTTTTACGGAGCTTCCTGAGATGGCAAGCCGTGCTGGTGAGCCTACATACTATTATGATGTGGGAGATGCCGTAGAGATTGGTAATCTTAGCGGATGCAAGATTGATGAAGTCTGCGACAGTGGTTTATATTACGGTGTTTCTTATGATGATGGATATAGGTACGAAACGTGGTTTAACATTCGTAAAGCAGGCGTTGAGAAGAAATCTCAACTGACAAAGAATGAAGATATTAAGATTTCTTACTCAAACGTGACTATTGAATCTTTACTTCACAGATACTATTTCTTTGGCATCAATTGTAATCCGAACTATCAACGTGGATCTGTTTGGACGGATGATGACCGTAAACTGCTTCTTGAAACAATTTTTATGGGCGGTGAAATTGGTCGATTCGTTTTAAAAAATATTGATATGGACGAATGGAATGAAAATCAGAATTACCTTTATGAAATCATTGATGGAAAGCAGAGACTTCTGACGCTGACTGCATTCTACGAAGATCGTTTCCGTTACAAAGGATATCTGTATAGTGAACTCTCTAAAAAGGACAAGAGAACATTTGATGAGACCGCTGTTGCTATTGCAGATTTGCGGAATCTTTCTAGGAAAGATACGTTGCGTGTGTTCTTGTTACTGAATCGTGGCGGCAAGGTCGTTACCAACGACGTGCTTAATCATGCAAAAGAGTTACTGGACGAAATGGAGTGAGCAAATGATTTATGGAAAGCATCGCCTTTGCTCCAGTCGAAAATATTTTTGATGAATAACAAAACAGCCCCTGTGCAACCAATCAAGGCCACACAGGGGTTTTGTTTTACTTATCAGCAATGCAATTCCAGTAGAGATATGCCTTGCCGTCTACAGCGTCCGTGTCATCAAGGAACGCTTTTGCCATGTCAGCGTAGAAGCCCGGAGTGTCAACGGACTGGCGTTTTGCGACCTGACAATAATCCGAGTACATCATGTTCATGACAGCCCAGAAATCGTTCGGGTCGCAGGTGATATTGCGCTGTTTGGCAACGTCCTGTGTCTGCTCCAGCGTCCAGTGACAGCCCTTCGTGCCGTCAGCGTTCACCATGCTGTCGCACCATTCCTCTGCTTCATCGTGGGTGAGGTGCTGGCGCGGCATCTTGATGGAGCGGCTGTCTGCGCCGCCGCGTTCGTACTGTCCAGACCGTTTATCCCAGTCACCGTTCTGCGAGAAGCCGATTTGCGGCATTCTGCGCCCATTCTCTACGTCAGGGTAGCGGGGGATGGGGTAGGGGTCGATGTAGCGGTTCTCCTCCTGCGGATAGTAGGGATAGCGGTCGTTGCCGCCCTCCAGCTTACGCAGGCGGCGTTCCATCTCACGTTCCCTGCGGTCACGCTCTTCCTCAAGGCGGTCACGTTCCGGCTCACGGTCTTTGTCGTGGTCACGGAGCATCATCATGCGGCGAAAATTGTTCTTGCCCATAATCTACACCTCCTCAAGAAATAGACGCGGGCGCACCAGCGTGGGAACGGCAGAAGCAGCCAAGATACTTGAACGTGCCTGTGCCGGTCGCAGACGTTGCAACACGGGTAGCGTAACGGGTGCGTGTGTGAATGCTCTCGGCGGTCGCCTGAGCGCAGTTGCAGTCGGTCAGAGGGTATGCCGTCGTTCCTGCACCGATGGTAATGACCACAGGGGCGTTGATGGTGGTCGTGTCCGGGATGCTTTGGGCAATCACGATGCAATACTTCTCTCCGTTTTGGTATGCCCCAGCAGGGATGTTGATGGTCAGCGTATCATTAGCGAACGTCACCGACTGGCTCAAGACCAGATGGGGGCAGAGTTTGCAGCTTGTTTTGCAAGCCATAATGTTTTCCTCCTAAAAAATCAGGGGCAGAGGTGTCTTGCCCCTGCCCCGATGGTTCACCCGGTGTTATCGGGGAGTGTGTTGGTTAGCAGCAGCCGCAGCAGTTCACGCCCAAGTTGGGGTTTGCCACCTGATAAGCGGGAATCGGACGAGGATTCACACGGTTCAGGATGGTATCAGTCTGCTGAGACATCACGGTGGTCAGAAGCGCATTCTGACGATCCTGAGAAGCGGCGAACTTCAAGCTCTGGTTCTCAGCGGTCAGGGTTGCGATCTTATCCTGCGTGAAGTAGTCCATCATGCTGCGGAAGTTGGCGTTGCAGTTGTCCACGATGGCACGGGCGTTGTCTGCGATAGCCTGACGGGTAGCGCAGTCCTGCTGTGCAATGGTGTACTTCAGATCGCCGATCAGCTGCTTGTTCTCGCAGCAGCAAGACGCAAGCTGCGTCTGGATAGCGGTCTGACCCGCCTGACGTGCGTTGCCCTCCTGCATGATGGCAAGGCTGATGGCGTTGTCGCCGTTGGACACGCTACGTTCCAGACCGTTCACGAGCTGTGCGTTCTGGTAGCCGAGCTGACAGATCGCCTGATTAGTACCAGCAAAGCCGCCCGCAATGGCAGCGTTGAGGGTGTTCATCTGTGCGAGCTGGTCATAGCCCAGAGAGCAGATGCCGCTCTGGATGCCAGCCAGAGAACGGGAAGTGTCCTGCTGGTAGAAGCCCTCCGACAAAGCCGCACGAGTATCTGCGCCGCCCTGACCAGTTGCGCCAGTGCCGACCAGATAGGGGATGTAGGCGTTCATGCCGTTGTCTCCGCCGTTCCGGCCATAGCCGTTTGTGCCCCAGCCGAAGATGATGGCGAGGATGATAACCGCCCACAGCCCTTCGTTACCGAAGAAACCGCCGCCGTTATTGCCGCCGTCCTGCCCAGCCAGATAGCCAGTTGCAAAATCGTCCATAACAAAACTCCTTTCAGTTTTGCGTTATGCTATCCCATCGCCGTGTGCGATGGGCGAAGCCAGATAAAAGCGGTTTTTATCAAGTCCGCAAAACTGAGAAGCGTTTCGCTTAGAGGGATGCTTATTTTAGGATTATCAAGTTAGCTCGGAGGATTGTCTTTTTTATCTTTCGGGTCATCCCAATTTTTGCTAGCAGCACCGAAAATCAAGCCAAGCATTAAAGGAATCCATATTTTGTCATCGCTACACAGATTGTTGATGTCAAAATCTTTTTTGGAATGGCTGTTTTCAAAATCATCCATTGTAAAGCCTCCTCACTTCGGAAGCGTCAAATTCAGGACGCTTGCAAGCTGGTTCAAGTCGATACCACGCTCTTTGGCGAGGTTCTGCGCCATCGTCCTGAGCTGCGTTTCGTTTTTGCCCTGAATCAGGTTCAAGCCCTGCATGATAGGGGCGTTTTGCCCGCTCAACTGCTGGATAAGCCCCATCGGGTTCTGTCCGGCACGAGCCAAATTTGCAAGCTGCATGATGGGGCTGTGCGTAATCATATCAAACGGAGAGGGCATAGTTATTCTCCTTTCTTCGCTGCGGCAGTGGGCTTAGAAAAGCTTTTCTGCCACTTTTCCAGTTCATCCAGCCTGTGGACGAGGGCGTTATACTCTTCAACAGGCACATACTGCTGTGTCGGTGCAGCGGTCTGCTGTGCCTGTTGCGCTTGTATCTGCCGCCATGCTTCCGGGCTGTAAAACTCCTGCACATAGGATTCACAGGTGTCCGGGTTCAGCCGCTTGCAGTAGATCACGCCACTCCGCAGGTCTGGACAGTAGGTAGGTCTGCCGTACAGGTCAGACGGTATCGCCAAAAACTCCTCCCTGCTGGAAACAGGTCTGCCAAGCAACCAACCGCCGTCTTGTGCCGACTGCTGAACAGGCTGCTGCCCATTCATCGGCTGCGGACGCTGCTGCATCTGCTGTACTTGCGTGTTTGGCAGGGGAGTGGCAAGCCCTACCGTGCCCATGCCACCGTAAGGGTTGACAGGCTGCTGCGGAACATAGGGAGTTCCGGGTGTCGGATAATAGCTCATAATACATCCCTCCTGATGCTCCCAGTGTACCGCACCGGCAGAAAGCGAAGGACAACGAAGGTACAACGAAGGACAAAAAAAGAAAAGCGCCCACACGGAAAAATCCGCATGAGCGCTTAACTGTTAAGGGCACACACTTTGGAGTGCAATGATAAGATATCACATCATCCAATATATGGCAATGCTTTCGACAAAACCAGTGTGAATAAAACAAAATCCACCAGACTAAAGCTGATGGATTATAAGTGAGCGAGTAATCGCCCTGCCACCGAAGTGGCAAAATTTCGTATCCCGCATGGTGCGCACTATAAGTAGGCGAGCGGGAGACTGTATCAACGAAAAAGACCCGCCATGATACGCATCGTCGAGAGGCTTGACGGGTTCAGATATCCGCCCTAATGCGCTTCTTTGAGAGGCCGGGTGGATTTGTTGATGTTATTATACCACAATCAATCCGTCACGACAAGAACCAGCGCAGGGCCGTTGACGCTTACCGCTGCGTCCTGATAGGGCTCAACAACGGTCGTTTTCACGCCCTCGCGTTTGCGAAGCTCTGTAATAAGATTTGCGGTCGGAACATTTTCGAGGTTCACAGTGAGCTCCTTTCGTCTAGCTTTTCATCAATAGCTTTCAGCCGGTAGCCTATCGCCGTCCGGCTGTAATGCGTCTGTGCTGCAATGTCCGGCAGCGGGAGCCGCTCAACGTACCGCAGTAAGGCTATCTTACGGTCTACCCTCCCAAGCGGTGCGTTTTTGATGGCGGCGGTCATCTGCTGTCGGTCAAGTCCTTGCAGCGCAGCGGGCAGCACTACACGAGCCGCCGCCACAGGCAGTACCGAGCCAGAAAGGCTGCGGCAGCTGTCCGGCGTTACGCACCATATTGCCAAGCACGGCAAACTGGTGACAAAACGTCACCATTTTGTTGACATTGCCGGGATGGTATGTTTTCGTGAGGCCGCGAAGACGTGCGCAGACCATTTTCGTGAGGTCACGAAATTGCTCTTGTGCGGCGTACATTTTGTTGGTGTCAACAAAATGCTCGTATGCAGTGCCCATGATATCCTCCTTTAGCCGTTTTCAAACGAAATTGATTTGTTTGCCCACATCACGCATTCCTCTAGTTTTGTCATGGCAAGAGACTTTTCACGTCCATCATGGCAAACATCATTGATACATTTTTCAAGTTGTTTTGCACTGTCAAGGACAAACTTCATCCTGTCCTGCTGGAAGCCAGTTACTTTTCTTGAATCGAGCCTACTCATTGCTTTACTCCTTGCTATCCAAAACGGTTACTGCGTACACGTGGAGGCTTTCCAACTTTTCGATAACAGCCGTATAAGTTGCTTCCGTTGCGATGTGTGCAATGCGCTCCAGCTTGTTGTTCTCTTTTGATGCAGCGATAATTTCATCCGCAGATATGCGTTTCATGGATTCGATCAAATCGAGCAAATCTTCGACATTTACTGCGTTCATGTGTTATGCCTCCTTACAGTGTGATTTTCTCAGCGTTCGCCTTGTCTTTCGCATCCAGAGCGTCGTAGTACGCCTGTGCAAGGGCTTCCACCCCTGCAATGTCGTCCTCCGTCAGCAGGCCGCTGTCCAGATGGGTGTACGCCTTGTCCAGCCAGTATGCCACGTCACGTCCGGCAGCGATCTCCCGCTTGATGGAGCGCAAGGTCAGGTCATGACGGGATTTGGATTTAATTGCCATAAGTACCTCCTTATGTGGTAGTCATGGACGCAATGGCGTCCTCAAAATTTTTGACGACGAGATTTACGTCCCGCTGGTAGTCCAACTTGACCCCCGCGCCGTCGCTCGCCTGCACCACCGTGTCAGGGCCGTAAGCGGTGAGGGCTTTGTAGGCGGCGATTTCGTCAGGGGTGAGCGGGGTTTCGATGGGGGTAGCGAGAGCGTAATAGATTTTACCCAGCTGCTTTTTGCAAGACTCGTTGAGCTGGTCAGAAATATTAGCCGCTATCAGATATAGGAATTGACTAGCCTTATTGTAAAACCACGGTAAACTAGTAAACGTACTAATTGCGCGTGCTCCTTCTCCTCCGGACACCAAGGCGATTGGTATTCCTTTTGGTGCAAGATTGGCGTAGACATCAGCTTGTTCAAACTTAACGTTTTCACCGTCAACATCAACCTCGTAAATCCTCTGCACCTTCACCCCTCTCTCCAAGTCCACCTCGTCGCACACCCACTGTTGGCCCGTGCTGTCGGTGTAGTTGCCGCCAGAGGTGACAGGGATGCCGGGTAAGCCGTTGGGAGTGGGGAGGGTGAGAGTTTGCGTTTTGCCGTTTCCATCGCTCAAGGTGACCGTTATGCTCCCGCCGTCGCCTGCGCTCACGATAGGCACAGGTGCATCCGGTGTGGGTGTGCCGTCCTGCGTGCTCTTGCCGTACACGGTCAGGCCGCACAGGGGCGCAGGGAAAGCGTCGTCAACGGAGATGGGGTTGCCTGTCTCCGTGCCTGTGAGGATGTTCTGCCGTGCCTTTACTGCGCTGATAGCGTCACCTGTGGCTTTTGCATCGGCAGCTTCGCCCTCGTGGGTGAGGGTGGTGTCCAGTGCTACGGCAGGGCCGGGGTCACCCTTCTCGCCTTTGAAATCGCCGTTTGCAATGCCGTCCTTGAGCTCCTGCAGGCTGTCAGCAGCTTCCTGAGCGCTTTGGCTGGCATTGCCTGCACTGGTGGCGGCTTCGCTGGCGGCGGTCTGTGCGGCTTTTGTGGAGGCTTCCACCTGCTTGAGGGCCTTGTCCCGGGCTGTGTCCACAGCCTGTGTGGCGGCGGTCTGCTTGTCACCGATGGCTTTCAGCGCGTCTTCTTTGGCGGTGATGGTGTCAGAAAGAGCCTGTCCGGCCTTTTTGGCAGATGCCCCGGCCTGCTGTGCTGCCGTCTGCGCATCGGTCTTTGCCTGCTCTGCGGCGGTGGCATCGGTGTGTACAGCATCTACCAGCTGCTGCCATGCAGGGGTGCCCGGTTCCGGCTCTGTGCCGTCCTCTGTGCCGGAGTTGGCACTTACACGGTAGTGCAGATCTGCGCTGGTGACGGTCTTGGTGCCGTCGCTGCCCTCAAAGGTGATGCAGCCATTGCCGGGCTGTGCGGTCACGCTGGCGGGCACGTCCACATAGCCGTCGTCCGCCACCAGCGAGGATACCGGGTCTTTGCCGCCTGGAACATGCCAAAATGCCCGGACGGTCAGGCCCTCCCACTCGCCGGTTGCATCGACGTGCAGGCGGTACACGCCCCGGTTTTTAGTGTAGCCAAAGCGCACCAGCTGCTCATAGCCGGGCAACTTTGCCGTGCCGTTGGATGCGAGAGATACGCTTTGCTCGATCATGCTTTACTCCTTGTTGATGGTAGGCTTCTTTTCTGCCAGTGCCTTTTTCATCATGCTGACGGCCTTTTCGATCACGCTGTCCAGCACTTCATCCGTGATGAAAGGCTTCAGCCAGTCCGGCAGTGCGCCGCGCAGCGCGGCAAAGACCTGTGCCTTTTTCTTTGCGCCCTGACCGCTGCCCATGATGCTGTCCTCGGCGATGGTCACGAGTTCCAGCGCCCACTGCTTGACGTACTGCTTGTAGCCCAGCCGGATGGCACCAACGGCCAGCGCGGCAAAGCCGATGAGCATCAGTACCAGTGCGATGGGTGCGGGGATAAAGTTAAACATTGCTTCCATGATTTGTTACTCCTTTCAGTAGGTAGTTGTTAATATCGGATTTGCTTTTTTGCATACCTTCGCGATTGTTGCCGGACAGCTGTGAATCCAAAAGATTTTGTACGCCAACGAGTACGAGACGCATCTCTTCATCGAGGCCGTCAAAGCGGCGCAGGTCTCTTGCAAGGGCCTGTGCGTGCTGAAGCTGTCCCTGTTCCAGCACGCCAAGTCTTTTTTCGAGCGTATCCATTCGCTTGTTCTGCGCATCGTCGGGGGCCTGCGCCTTTTTGATGTACTTGTGGATGATGTCCAGCACCTTGTCGATGGTAATGGCCGCGGCGCACAGGCTGCCCAGGATGCCAAGCACCCACAGCAAAGCTTCTTTTTCGGTCATTTACCCTCCCGGAGACGGGTCAGACCCTTCTTGCTGATGATACCCGCATAGTCCTTGTATGCGTGGGACATGTCCACGTTAGTGGCCACACCGGGTACACGCGCCTTGCTGGTGTACTGCCACATGCCAAAGGGCCAGCCGGGAGCGGGCTTCTTCGTCCGGTAGGCAGCCAGCCACACGTCGTATGGCTTCAGGGCTGCGCCGCCCATGTCCAGGAAGGTGCTGCCGAACCACAGGCCGGTGTAGAGCAGAGCGTACATGCCCCAGCTTTCCACCGTGCCCAGCATGTAAGCTGTCAGGTCGGTCAGCGCATCCTTGCCCAGCGGCTTCTGCACCTCGTCCTCGATGTCCACGGCCACCGGCAGCTCAAAGCTCCGGCCGGTGAGCAGCTTCTTGAAGTAAGCCAGCTCCTTGTCGGCCTGCTCCCGGTTGACCGCCTTGAAGTAGCCATACACGCCGCAGGGGATGCCCAGCCGCTTGCACTCGCTGTAATTGCGGGCAAACTGCGGGTCAGTGTAGGGCGCACTGGGCCTGCCCGCTGCACTGTTGCCCATGGCGCGAATCATCACGCCGTCCACTTTTCCGCTTGCCTTGACCTTCTCCCAGTTGATCGTGCCCTGATATCGGGATACATCCATGATTTCAGCCATAGCGTCCTCCTTACTGCGTGATTTCCTCAAAGCCGCTCTTGATGAGCAGCGCCTTGACCTTCTCCTTCAGCAGGCGGGGGCAGCGCTCATACAGAGCCTTTGCATCCTCCATAGTCTCAGCATACATGATTTCCTGTGCCCACAGCTTCGCCATCATACGTACCATCCTTTCTAATTTTTGTGTGATTTTATGCATAAACAATCTCGCTCATTTCAAGCAAGCATTGCCTGAGCATCTTGTTTTCTTCCTGCAGTGCCGCCACCGTGTCCGGCAGCTTCTCCCGGGCTTCGGCCTTTTTGCGTGCTTCTTCCTGCGCGGCCAGCTCTTCGGCGGTGTAGCGGATGTACTTCTGGATGGGCACCTGTTCCACCCATTCCTCCTGCGCCTGAACGCCGGGACGGTCAACGATCTTCTGCACGTCCTTGCCACCGTTTGGATACTCGGTCACGGTCTCCCAGTGCCACTGTTCCTCCACGCCTTCCACGGCGGGGTGCTCCACTGGCTCGGTGTCGTCCACCAGATACCCAAGCGTCAGGTCAGGGTTTTCAATGGCTGCACCGTTCTC